GAGCAGGTAGATATCATTGCTCATGAGGAGGAGCGTATTGCAGTCCTTGCAAAGCACTTTGACGCTAATGAATAGAGGATGTTGTGGTGCTGGATGTCCAGACTGTCCATTCAGACCACCTCCTAGACCGACCACCACTCCTTGACGGGGGTGGTTTTTTATTGTATGATGTCTTCAGGTAAATCAAACCAATGAAATTCAAAGCATTAGTATTTGTCCGACTGAGATCACAGGTAGATGACTCACCAGGCAATGCCGTGAGAGATGCCTGCAAGAGATTGTCTGACTTAGACATCAAGAAACTTAGACTTGGTAAGGTGATTGATGTCTGGTTGGAAGCAGAGTGTAGAGAGGAAGCAATCAAAGAGTTGAGTATGCTATCTGATAGATTCCTTGCTAACACAGTCATGGAAGACTGGGACTATGAATTGACCGAGATTAAAACTTTCCCTAAAGGTATTGAATAATGGATGATTTTAACACACCAGGATCCAATAAGTCTTGGATGGATGATGGGTTTAAAAAGTATGCTGCTGAATGGCAACTTAATAATGTTGTGAGTTTATTGAATGCTGATGTAAAACGTTGTCGTGTATATAATAGTGACAACCGAGATGAAGTATATAATCAGGTTACTATTACATACAAACAGGAGGATTAATGGAAGTAATTATTGAAGGCAAGGTCAAGACTGTTTACCAAGGTGACGATGCTGATCGTGTTATCATTGAGTATCATGATAAGGTGACTGCTGGCAACGGTGAGATGGTTGATCATCCACTGGGTAAGGGATCACTATGCTGCAGTATCTCATCAATCATCTTTGAGAAACTTGCCAAGGAGCACATCCCAACTCACTATATCAATATGGTTGGTGCCAACAAGATGATCTGCAAGAAGGTAGACATCGTTCCACTGGAGGTTATCTGTAGGAATCGTGCTGCTGGATCTATTGTTCGTGAGACAACTCTTCAAGAAGGTACTCCACTACCACAACCTATTGTGGAGTTTTTTCTGAAGGATGATAGTAAGCACGACCCTCTCCTCACGAAGGATCGTGTGAAACTAATGGGTTATAATCCTGATCCTTTCATTGAGATGACACTACGGATCAATGATTACCTTCGTAGTATGTTTTACATCATGGGCATTGATCTGGTTGACTTCAAGATTGAGTACGGTTATGATGCTCATGGTGATCTGTATCTTGCTGATGAGATCAGTCCTGATAGTATGAGACTGTGGAAGATTGGTAGTGATGAGAGGTTTGATAAGGATCTATTCAGAAATGATGAGGGGGATATCGTCCCTGCCTATCGTGAGATCCTTGACCGACTACAACCACTGGCAATCCAATGAAGCACCACGTCCCTGATATCATTAAGAAGAATGCATTTGCTTGCTTCACCAGTTTGAATCAAGCAGAGCGAGCAGTTGTTATGTTTGGTGATGAAGCATACCGTGAATCACTAGACCTTGACAATGATGATGCTGAGTGTTGGAAGATACCCAGCAGAGAGTCCACAACCTTTGTTGGTTGGAATCCTATGTGTGTCCCTACCATGGACTACATCGTATGGAAATTAAAAAACCGTGAAGGTATTATCAAAGGAGAAATTTATTAATGGCACTATCTAATTCAGTTCAAGAATCGCTTGATGAAGCGGCAGGATCACTACGCAATGCCCTAGCATTTGCTGCTAGACAAGAGCGTCCTCTTGTTTGCAAAACAATTGCCAACTTGCTTAGTGAAGTTGAAAGCATTGGATCTTTTGACGAACTCCTTGATTCACTTACTGATATTAAAAAGCAATGATGGACTATAAAACTTCTGGGGTTGATATTGTTAAAGGCCGATCCTTTACAGAGTATCTCAAGGTATTAGCACCTAGGATTGGTGGTTTCAATGGAATGATTCATGTCCCACCAGGATATGATCAACCCGTGTTAGTATCTGGTGCTGATGGCGTCGGCACTAAAATTAATATCTGTAGGATTGCTGATGATTACTCCACTATTGGTCAGGATCTCGTTGCTATGTGCGTCAATGACGTTATATGTTCTGGCGCTAAACCATTATATTTTCTAGACTATATCTCTACCAAAACACTTGATGCTAATGTCAGTGACATTGTGTATGGTGTGGTTACTGGTTGTGGACTTTCTGGAATGGAATTGTTGGGTGGAGAAACTGCCGAGCATTTTAGAACTAATGACTATGACCTTGCTGGTTTCTGCACTGGTGTTGTAGAGAAGAATGATATTGTTGATGGCAGTAACATCAGAGCAGGTGATGTAGTCATCGGCATTGAGAGTAGTGGACTTCATAGTAATGGATACACACTCATCAATGATATGCTGTGGAGAAATTATATTTACTACAAGGAGATGCCTGAGTTGCTAACACCAACCACCATCTATGCTGGTCTAATCCAACACCTATTAGATGAGGTTCCTATCCTAGGCATGGCACACATCACAGGTGGAGGACTGCCTGAGAATCTCCCACGATGCCTTCCACATCATATGAATGTTGATGTTGATTGGTCTGCTTGGGAAAGACCAGAAGTATTTAATAAGATCCAGCAGGCAGGAGACATTGCTGAGGAAGAGATGCGTAATGTATTCAATCTTGGGATTGGATTTTGTTTGGTGGTGCCACCAGACGTAGTAACATTAACTCAAGAATTGATTGCTGATACTCCACATGGCATGAGATCATGGGTCATTGGAGAAGTTGAGGTTTTATAAATAAAGTATATCGTCGCCGCTAATAGTTTACTGGCAAAACCCAGTGGACTGTGCTATCTAAATAGAGGAGCAACTGCTCCTCCTTTTTAATGTCTGAGCACATTCGTAATTTAGTTGCTCGCTGCTACAATGTCACGGGTGTGGACATGGGTTTAGAACCCAACGCATTGGACGGACAGAATCCAGCGAGTGCTAACCTAGGCACTGGTGCATCTTCATCAGGTCCTGTCTCACCTGGTGGTGGTGATGGCACAGATCCAAATAATCAAGTAACACCAGCAGATATTATCCAACTGTTAGTTGGTAGATGTTACGCGCCTGATGCACCTATACCCAATGCACCTAACCCACTAGACAAACTCTTCAGGACTACCCCAACTTTCCCAGCTGGTGGTGGTGATGGTGATGGTGATCCTGATGGTGGCGGTGGTGGACCAGGTGATGGTGGCGTCGGTAATCCTGACGGCACACTAGGAAACTATCCTCAACCCACTCCAGGAAGAGGAGATGGTGATCCCGATCCTGATACTACACCAAGGAGTCCTGCTGATGTAATTGCAGGTCTGGTTGGTAGATGTTATCCTGACCTACCAAATCTAGAATTCCCAACGCCTGAAGTTACTGATACGTTTCCAGACACTACAACAATAGAGATTGGCGTTGATCCTATTATATGTTACCTTACAGATGAGTTAGGTATAGAAATTCCTGGATTGGAGTGTAATCGCCAACCAGTGATTAAAATTCCAAATCCAACAACACCTGACGGACCATGGATTAGTAGTCCTGGTGATGATTGTGCAGAGATATTAAGACGTAAAGCAAAAGGTAAAGGATCTACTCTTAAGAAAGTCAAGAAGGGTAAGTACTTAATCAAAGGGAGCAAACCTAAGGAATATCTTTTCTGTGACGAAGGGGATCCCGACGATGATGGACCTGGTAAAAAATGGGAGAAGTGTGTAAGAGAAACCCTCAAGTGTACATTCACACCTTATATTGGTGGCGGGTGGCAACCTAGGAAAGCATCTTGTGAGGGGTATCATCCTCGTGGTTGGTCTGCTAATAAGACTCAGATCTGTGTTGATAACTGTTTCCCTGAGAGGGTAGCGATCTATGAGTCTGTTTCTGGCAGTGAATATAACTACCACCCTGGCAATCCTCCTAGTGGATATACTCTGACCAATTCTGATCCAGCATGGTATCTCCTGAAGGAAAAGATCTATGGATTTGATGGTGGTAAAGGTATCAACGCTGAGATAGTCTGGGACATTGAGGAATTCTCATGTAGGTCTACTAACAGGTCAGGTGTTTGGAATGGAAATTATACTAGGTCTAAAGCAGGTAAGAATTACTGGCCTGCTGGTGGTGTGAGTGCTAACAGTGGCACTGATGTCCTTGGTGATGAGTATACTGTCACTCTTCGCAGACAGAATTGTGAGATTGATGTAAGTGTCACCCCCATCTACTTTGCTGATGGACAGCAGAATGATGTTGATTCTAACTGGGCAATCACAGCATGGCGTGGTGAATTACCTACGGCAGGCACTACGATCACACATACATTCAGTCCCTCAAGTGGAGGTAAACCAGCAAAATCAGACATAACTTTTAGTATTATCATCACTGGTCCTGGGCAAACTGATAAGACTACAGGATTATTTAAGTATAAAGGAGACAACCCTCACGATTACTTCTTAACCACTAACCCTGGAGCACCTGATACTCCAGGTGCTGGTGAGCGATCTACTATGGACGGTGCTGGAATGGTCTTCCATAGTATGTTAGGGTTCTGTTTCCAGCGTAAGGGTGATGGTATCTCATACCTTGGAGACCAGGAGAGGATGTGGGCACTACATCGTTTCTATAATCCATCTACTGGAGACCATAGGTATACTATTGATGCTTGGTTTGGTGTCCCTGAGAGAATTTCTAGGAGTCGTTTTGGATATCGTATACCTAAATCTATTAGTGTTGATCTGGTAGTCCGTCTGGATGTTGAGAAGGGATCAGCAGGATACGATAACTCTTTTGGATACTATCTTGCAAGTCCTGATGGTCCTCAGTGGGGCATGATTGTTGTGCCTAGTGCCAAGAGTGCGAAGGATTCTTTGGACGGTGGCAATGAGTATGCAACTGTCACTGTCCCTGCAGCAAAACTAGAACAGTATGCTGGTGGGACGATGGGATTTTTCCTCCTCCCTGATGGTAAAGGCCGGAACTCAGGGTTGAGTCAGAATCAGGAGATCGACTTTAATTCTCATAGTAGTGGTTACGGTCCTGGTTTCCGTGGTAATGGGATTGGCACAGCAGAGAATGACTATACTCTCTTCTCCGATCGTGAATGGAATCCAGAAGATCAGAAGGACTTTACTAAGTGGAAGGGTGCCAATAGACAGATGTGGGAAGACCTCATCGATGGTGATGATGACTACGATGACTTGCATCTATGGCATCAAGTAGAGTGGTCAACATTCCCTGGATATATCTACGAGGGTGTGCAGTGTTGGGTCTATGATCAGGATCGTCCCGAGCCAATCAACATTAACATTAATCTAGAGCAGCAATGTGAGCAGAGAGATTTCAACACCAGTTTCGCTGATGTTACGATGACACGTCAGGGATGTGGTAGTGCATCTCCTGTTGTGTATGGTGAGTATGATCCAAACATAGACTGTAGTAAGTGCTCTGGTAGTGTCTCCCATGCTCAGGGTAGAAATCAAAAGATTACTTGTAAAACACCAGGCAAATATAGAATTAAGTCTTACGGTGGCACTACAGGAGGGTCTTCAGGTGAAGGAATCCGATGGAGAATGACATTCAAAAAGAATGGTGTTGTGCTAACAAATCGTAGGTGGACTGGATCACATTGGCCAGCTATTGGTGGAGACATATATGATCAAGAGATTACTCTTGAGCGTGGGGATAAACTGCAGTTTAAATTGGATACTATTATCAGTGGACCACCTACGGGGCAGGTGACACCTTACATCGGTATATTTAATGTTGATAAGGGTGAATTCTCATTCAACTTTGCTGTAACTTTAAACACACTTGCAGGTGATGATGCTCTGGCAGAGATATCTGCCCTCAGTGCCCTCCCTCAAACAGGTATTGGTACAGTGATGGGTCTAGACATGCAGTTTTATCCTATGGCAGGTGCTGGTCAGGCTAGAGGTGGTGAGGGTAAACCTCGTGCTGGTAGTAATGTTGCTGACAGTTGGCATCAAAATGCCAAAGACAATAAGAAGTCACTCGGACCTAAGCAAGCAACAACTGAGGTAATAGTAAACGCTAATCCAGTAGCTATGCATGGGTTGCTGCAGCAAAATCCCTCAGTATTGGGTGGAAATAATAGGAATCGACACAATCCATTGCTTCCTGACATCACTGGAGGTTATATTGACACAGGATATGTTGAAGATACTGAAGCATCTTATAGAAACGAAGGTAATAAGGGATTCCGTGTGCAGACATTTGGTGCTGACTATAGGGAGTTTCTCACTCGCCACTTGATTACTAAGTTTGAGACGGTTGGTGGCACACTTCCTCAGGCAGAAGAGTTTAAGAAGTCTTCTCCTATTCACTTCGCTAAGCAGGAACGTCCATGGTATATGGTAGGAGATCTTGAATCAACTGCAGCGTCAGTATATGGAGGCACTGGTCAGAGTTTCTTCAGTCCTAATACATTCATACATGATTACTACCTAGATAATAATGCTGAAAGTGATAACATTACCGATGCTGCTGAGGCAGCTCAGTTAGCAAAGGTAAGAGTTGCATTCACATTCTATTCAACCAAAGGTGTGCCCGATGACAAAGATGATCCAGAAGGTGGTAATAAGTATGCCCCTAGATGGTTCTGTGCAATTTCTGTAATGAGTGTATTGCAATTCGGGACTGGGTATTCTAAGGGTCAGGAGTTTGATCTTCAATGGCCCCCTGAAAGATTGAGAAGTAATTCTAGGAGAGAAAACTATAGTCCATCAGAGGACGATGCAGTCTCTCCTTACTTCCCTGATCAGGTCCAGGATGAGCATGATCTTCCTAAGAAACTCAGAGCATTCTATGAGGGAAGTGAGGTCAAGAGGGTTGCTAAAGAATCTTTCTATCAGGAATCCCACAACAAAAACTCACCAGTATGGTATACTAGCTCTGTGCTTAACAAGCATCGTGTTAGATTTAAATTAATCATCAACCAAATAACGTAATTATGTCAGTAGGATTTGGAGAAGAGAGGGCAGCAAGATCACTTGAGAAGTCCTCCCGTGAATTAAAAGCACTCCGTAGGGTCATCGAAAAATATAAGGATGATCCTAAAGGACGTATTAAAATGATGAAGAAGATGAAGAAGTATTGGAGATCTAATCTCTCGATTGTTGATGGCATGGACCACAAACCGCAGACTACTGAGGACTTTGGTGGTGGGTTTGTCCCTGTAGGTATGGTTGATGATCTAGAATGGATCAAGAAGACCATGGGTGTGGATGTTGAAAGCGAGGAGAGAGGGGAAGAATATGAAGAAAGTCTAACGGATGAGCAAATATCAGGAGTCCGTGATATGATAATCAAGTCCAAGCAACCGATCGGGGAAGATGATCAACCTACACCAGAAGTATAATCACTATCTAAAAACTGATAAGATTCTGGATGAAGGTGGTGTCCACGAGAAGGTTATCACCTACGGGTGGACGGACGATGGTAAAGAGTTAACTGGTTACTATGTCTTGACAGAATGCCACGCTCTATACTATAATTTAAAGGAAGAGTTGATCGATAAGGAAAACCGTTGTCCAACTGGCACAAGGCGTTGACCTTTTAAAGAAAAACTCTTATAAATAAATCGCTCTGGTCTTTACAGAGTGTAACAAACGGGACAAGTCGATGTCTCTATTCATCTGCGGGTAACCATTCCGCAAGTAACTAAAGGTAAAAAACTAATGATCAAATCTGTATTCGCAGCAACCGCTGCTCTGTCCATGTCCGCTGGCGCTGCCCTTGCAGGTCCTTATGTTAACGTGGAAGCCAACTCTGGTTTCACGGGATCGGATTACAACGGAACAAATACTGACCTTCACGTAGGTTATGAAGGCGCTCTGGGTGAGTCTGCTTCTTACTACGTCCAAGCAGGCGCTACTGTGCTCTCCCCTGACACTGGCGAAGGCGAGACTGTCCCTTCTGGTAAGGCAGGCGTTGGCGTTGCCCTTACGGACGCTCTGGGTGCCTATGGCGAGATCAGTTTCGTTGGCAGTGGTGACAGCAACATCGACCGTGGATACGGTACGAAGTTGGGTGTGAAGTATTCCTTCTGATATATAATATACGGAATCTGATGCTTTCGTTGGGTCCTTAGGGACCCTTTTTTATTCAGCAATTTTAAAACATTATGGCAGCGCCAAAATCAACAGCAATTTACTCACGTCCTGGGTGTCCTTTCTGCACAAAGATTAAAGAAGTATATCGAATGAAGGGATGGTCCTTCTCAGAGTTTGTTTTGAATGTTAACTTTACTAGGCAGCAATTCTATGCTGAGTTTGGTAATGGAGCAACCTTCCCACAGGTAATCATTAACGGACAGAAGATGGGAGGAGCAACTGAAACAGTCAAGTATCTGAGAGAATCAAAACTACTGTGAAGGATCACACAACCCACTAAATAGTTTCAATATCGGAGGCATCAATGGCTGATCTTACGTTTCTATACATTGCCTTCTTCCTTACTCTAGGAGCATTCCTCCTAGGGTTTATCTCATCCTGGAATCTGAAGTCAATTTTTGACGAGTGGAAAGAGCGAGCAGAGTATGCTGCTGTCGTCATGCATCCTGAGATGTATGATGATGACGGTGAGTTGACAGATCAACCACTCTACTACTTGCGCTTCCACGAAGAAGATGATATGATTGATGATGAGGACTAAACTCTACCTGAAATAACTATGAAACTGATGATTTCTGAGGTGCTTCAGAAAGCACATAATGCAAAGACCAAAGCAGAGAAAGTACAAATCCTGAAGGATAACAACAGTCAGACACTACGCTCTATCTTCATCGTCAACTTTGATGACTCGGTGGTACCTCGTGTGCCACCAGGTGAAGATGTCCCTTACCGTCCTAACGAGGCACCTAAGGGCACAGAGCACACACTGCTAGAGAAAGAAGGACGTAAGTTGTATCGCTTCTTTGAAGGTGGTGACGATACGTTGTCTACAATGAAGATCGAGAGCATGTTTATTCAAATGCTTGAAGGACTTCATGTGTCTGAAGCAGAGGTGCTTGTTAAAGCAATCAATAAGACTCTTCACAAGAAGTATCGAGTCACCTTGGCGGTGGTCAAGGAAGCATTTCCAACTATCGATTGGGGCGGTAGGTCTTGAGTAAGATTAAAGTCCTACAAGAAAAGTGTGATGCATCTGCTGCTGAAGATAGATCTTTACCCTACACAGCATACCTTGTATGTTATGAAGTAGATGGTCAAGAGACTTACGATCTCGTTACGAGTGTTAAAAACGTAGATATCTTTGACCACTACTGGGACTTGTATAAGTCAGGTTTCAAGTGGTATAAGCAATCTGAAGGTAGAGTGTCACCTAAGTTGTGGAATAACCCTAACGCAGTAACCAAATCGAAATGACAAACAACGAAGTATATCTAGACCCTCGAAGGGTAAACCAATCTCAACAACCTCAAGAAGAACCTAGATTGACAGCAGAGCAGCAAGAGATTGAGTCCAACGTTGAGATGGGTAAGGCAGTTGCCATTGCCCTGACCTCATTAGTGGTGACCCCATTTGTGTTGATGATCGTATGGAATGCAATTGTGCCTGGACTTTTTGCACTCTCTGGGTTAAACTACTTACAGTCCATGGGAATTATTGTAATTTCCAAATTGATTAGAGGAAAATGATGACAAAACCAACGGTAACTATATCAACACCAGAAGTCTGTTATGTGTCGTCTACCCCAGATGCAGAGAAGCACATGGGGTATGTTGCTAGAGTAAGTAACCCCAAGAATCAGAGAAACCCCGAGGTAGCAGGTCTCTTACGATACTGTATCAAGCATGGTCACTGGTCAGTATTTGAGCAGGCATTCATGACTCTTGAAATCAATACCACGAGGGGATTGGCGGCTCAGATCTTGAGGCATAGGTCCTTCACGTATCAAGAGTTTTCACAGCGGTATGCCGACACAAACCTACTCGCAGAGACCATCCCTGTCCCTGACCTTCGCTCTCAGGACACTAAGAATCGTCAGAATTCTAATGATGACGTTGATGAGCAGGAGAAAGCGTTTCTCCAGGGTAGAATCTCACAATATTTTAATGAAGGTATGGATCTCTACAACGAGTTATTGTCTCGTGGTATTGCTAAAGAGTGCGCTCGTTTTGTGTTGCCTCTTGCTACGCCTACCAAAATCTTTATGACAGGTTCTGTGCGTTCATGGATCCATTATATAGAATTAAGATCTGCTCACGGCACACAGAAAGAGCACATGGAGATTGCTGAGTTATGTAAGGGACACTTCAGTTGTAAGTTTCCTATCGTTGCCAAAGCAATGGACTGGTGTGAAGACTGTGACTGTCCTGATGATTATGCAGACTGTCTACAACCCGCACTGAGGATTGATTAATGCCTACATATAACGTAGTAAATAAGACTACGGGAGAGAAACAAGAGTTTAATATGTCAATGGTCAAGTATGATCAATGGCGTAAAGATAACCCTGACTGGGACAAAGACTGGCAGGCAGGAGTCGCAGGCACAACCTACGGCGAGCCTAAGCAGTCGGATGGTTTCAAAGAGGTTATGCAGAAGATGCAAGCCCAACACCCAGTAGCAAATCTATCCCGTTACACCTAAAGTATGACCTCAACTCCAAAGACCAAGACTCGACGCCGCTCGACTAAGGCTATGACTGCAAAGCAGATGAGAAGAAAGAAACCTATTAACCTTGATCACCTGAAGGATATCAATCCTCTTACTGATAATCAGGAAAGAATCTTTAACTCATATAGTGAGGGTAAGAATCTGGTCTTACATGGTGCTGCTGGCACAGGTAAGACTTTCATTAGTCTTTACCTAGCATTGCGTGAGGTTATGGACATTGAGTCTCCATACGAGAAAGTATACATGGTCCGATCTCTTGTGCCTACTAGAGAGATTGGTTTCCTACCTGGTGACCATGAAGATAAGAGTAACCTTTACCAGATTCCTTATAAGAATATGGTGAAGTATATGTTTGAGATGCCTGATGACAATGCATTTGAGGCACTGTATGACAACCTCAGGGCACAAGAAACCATCTCATTCTGGTCCACCTCATTCATTCGTGGTGTGACCCTTGACAAGTGCATTATAATAGTAGATGAATTCAGTAACCTAAACTTCCACGAGCTTGATTCAATCATCACTCGTGTTGGTGACGACGCTAAGATCATCTTCTCAGGTGACTACACCCAGTCCGATCTCGTTAAGAGCAATGAAAGGAATGGTGTGCTAGACTTCATGAAGATCCTTGACTCCATGCCATCATTCGACTGTGTTGAATTTGGTATTGAAGACATCGTTAGATCTGGTTTGGTTAAAGAGTATCTTGTATCTAAAATCAACATGGGAATGTGAATGTTTAATTATGTCGGTCCTGCTTCTCCACTCGAAGAGTTAGAAAGTAGGACATTGAATCATGGAAGATTCTATAAGACCGATATCGGTTGGATGCCTAGCGTCACAACTGTTGTCGGTCATCATACTAAGCAGGGTATTCTTGCTTGGGAAAAGCGTGTAGGTTTCACTGAAGCAGAAAGAATCCGACGTGCTGCGTCGTGGCGTGGCACAAAGTATCATCACATTGTGGAGCACTATCTTAAGAATGAATTGGAAGAAGTTAAAAAAAGCGAGGGTCTTCCCTCGTACCTTTTTAGGTTTGCTCGTAAGGACCTTGATCGTATTGGTAATATCCATGCTATTGAAGCCCCTCTTCATTCTAATAAGCTCGGCATTGCTGGTCGTGTTGATTGTATTGCTGAGTTTGACAACGAATTAGCAATCATTGACTTCAAAACTACTACTCAATTGAAGAAAGAAGAGTATCTTGAGTCATACTTCGTCCAAGAGTCAGCGTATGCATACATGTATTACGAGATGACTGGTGTTGAAGTTGATAAACTTGTAACAATCTCAGTATCTGAGCAAGGTGACATGCAAGTGGTCCAAAAGTATGATAAGATACCATACATCAATACACTCATCGATTGGATTGAAGACTACCGTTACTACGTGGAGGGCACCAAGTGATGAAAGAAATTGAAGAAAAGTTTATGACTCAGGGTAAATTTACCTCTCTTGTTGAGTCAAGAGTTAAACAAAGTCAAGGACTTATAAATTATATTGAAGCAGTCACATCTATTTGTGAAGAGTTTGAGATTGAGGTTGAAATTGTTAGTAAACTCATCTCAAAACCTCTAAAGGATAAGATTAAGTGGGATGCACAGCAACTTAATTACATAAAACGAACAAGCAGAGGAATACTGCCACTATGACTAACGATTTTTTCAAGAGTGATGTCGTCCACAAAGAGATAGAAGAGATCCAAGAGGTTTATACAGACCTCTTGAAGATGTCTGCTGGTCTTCAGGACTTCGATCCAGCACAGAGACTAGAGCATGTGGAGAAGACACTAGAGTTGATTGCCAAGCAGAAAGTATTTTACTCTCGTTTGGCATTGGCATCTCATGGTGTCAATCCTGATGATGAAGAGAATGAGGATGCTAAATTAGTCAAGGATCGTATCGATCTATTGTCTGAGCAATACTCTGGCGGAATGAATCTGATGATGATTCTCCAACAGATGGAAGACAAACTACAAGTATGGCGTAAGGAGTTACGAAATGACGAATCCTAATGCACTCTATGAGGACATGCAGCGTCTGGATGACCTCTATGAGGAGTTGTGCTGGAGTCCAGACGATGACCTTCAATTCACCCATGACGGTGAGCGTGTGCTGATTATAAACCGCACACAGCAGGTTGACAAGACCTAAATACTATGCCATCATACGTTGGTGGCACACAAACATACCACAATACAAACACAACGGAGAAACACATGTCATTCGCAAGTCTCAAGAAGAAGTCAGGCACATTTGATAAACTGACTCAGCAAATTGAGAAGATGTCCAAGCCACAGGGTGCAGGTCCTGATGAGCGTCTCTGGAAACCTGGAGTGGACAAGTCTGGAAACGGTTATGCCGTTATCCGATTCCTGCCTGAGCCTGATGGTGAAGACCTTCCATGGGCACAAGTGTGGAGCCACGCATTTCAAGGTCCTGGTGGTTGGTATATTGAAAACTCTCTCACCACTATGAATCAAAAAGATCCAGTCGGTGAGTTGAATCGCACCCTGTGGAATAGTGGGATTGATTCTGATAAAGAGATTGCACGTAAGCAGAAGCGTAAGCTCTCTTACTACAGCAACATCTATGTTGTGAAGGATCAACTGAATCCTCAAAACGAGGGTAAAGTATTCCTTTATAAGTATGGTAAGAAGATCCACGACAAGGTGGTCTCTTCCATGCAACCACAGTTTGAGGATGAGACTCCTGTCAATCCTTTTGATATGTGGCAAGGATCAGATTTCCGTATCAAGATCCAAACCATTGGTGGATACTGGAATTATGATAAGTCTGACTTCGCAGCACCTGCTACTCTTGGTGGGTTTGATGATGAGCGACTTGAAGAAATCTGGAAGTCACAGTATTCTCTCAAAGAGTTTACTGATCCAGGTGCATTTAAGTCCTATGAGAAGTTGGAAGAGCGTCTGAATATGGTCCTTAACAAGGGTCGCACTCAGGTCCGTGGTCGTGATGAGTCTGAAGAAGCAGTGTATGCTGACTCTCTTGTGACAGCTGAAACTCCGTCATATTCTACCCCCACACCCAGTGGGTTTGGTGATAAGATTGAAGAGTTAAACAAGGCAGATGATGGTCCTGACCTTGACTATTTCGCTGCTCTCGCCGCTGAAGATTGATGAAACTACTGGTCGCCGCTACTGCTCTGCTACTTGCAGCAACGCCTGCTCAAGCAATTACCTGGAAAGAATTCTGGGAGCCGTTTGATGGCGACCAGCATCATCATTATCACCATGGTTACCCAGCACCTCGCAGGTGCCAGGTAACTAAGACAAGAAGAGTATGGATCCCTGGGCATTACACAGGATTCTATACTGCTCCTGGTCAACCTGACTGGATACCTGGCAGGTGGTCAACACGGACAAGGACTCGGTGGGTTCCATGCCGCCCCTATCGCTGATCCTATATATTATTTGACTTTTCGTTCACAGGAAGGTCGGAAAAAAACTCGGGGTATTTTTTCCCCCTCAGGGATTTTTACAAGTTATGCTATCAACCGCTTACCGACTCCGATTAGAGTTTATTTGCAAAAAGATCGCCAATGGCGAAGAAGTCAAATTAGACGATATGGTATGGGCACAAAAGCTTGCCAAAGCAAATACATCTGCTAATGAGATGTTAAAAATGGCCAGAAGGCAAGCAGCACAAGATATTCAAGAAGGCAGCACAGACGATTTTCTGAATAGGATGGGTTTAGGTGATCCCGACCCATCCAATCATAAGAAGGGATTCACTGATGCTGATGATATTAAGGATTGGTTTCAGCAAGACAAACCTAGTGATTGGAGGCAACGTGACTAAAACTGAGTGTAAAGACAAAATACTCAAATACGTCAAAATACAACTGAATAAGTTAAACTTAGAACAACTGAATAACCTTGCTGACAAACATACATGCAAGAAGAAAAAAAAGACCACTTAAACGATTATGTGGGTGTCCAAACATGGGACCCCATTTTCGAGATGATGCGGTATCATTGGGTACATAAGTCTGAGAAGGATCCTGTGCAATTCGTGAAAAACCTCAACCCAGAGCAAGAAGTGCTATGAGCAGTAAGATGCTATTTCTGGTTGATGCTGGCAACGGCAGATGTATCAGTCACGATGGATACATTCAACTCGGCAGTTTCTCTCATAGCGTAGAGAAGCATCTTGAGTTGTGTCCAGATCAGGAATGGCAGGTTACTTATTGGATGCCTGATCCATTCTGTATTAGATATCCAAGAGCAAACTATCAGCATACGATGAAGGCAAATGAAGGATCGCCCAAGACTGATAATGCACTAGACAATCGTCCAAGAGACTTCCCAGATCAACCCACACAGAGACTTGAAAGGACATTATGACCAATGTGATTGTCCCTATGAGGATATTAGGTAGCGGTCTCGTGATCATTGCCTATTTTATTATTATTCATGTCGATTTAATGTCTGGAGTGCTAACTCAGTTTGTAGCAGATCTTATTTCAATTCCTTATTTTATTAAGACAAAATCTTGGGATGTTGTTATGATGCTATCATTCCTACTTATAATTTCGGTGTCTAAATTGTTATGAAAATGTGGGAAACGCAGTGTACTGGATGTGGAAAGATGATTCCCGCCAATCAATGTCCTCAGGTTGGGTGTTATATCCCATCTAAGGGAAAATACGAAAACTCTCTATGTAAACCCTGTTGGTTAAAGAAATGCAAGCAGTAATCTATTCAAATGGCAGTCAAGAGTGTGAAAGACTGCAAATGCTCCTAAAGTCGATTTCTACTGAATATTTGCAATATAACATCGGTGAAGACTTTACACAAACCCAATTTCAACAAGAATTTGGAGCAGATGCAGAATACCCCCAATGCGCTTTAGATAACAAGCACATCGGGGGTTTAAAAGATACTCTACATTTTCTAGACAAACTTGGAGCGATTAATAACCTCCGCCCGACTGCTGTCCAGTAGAAGATCCAGCACTACCATATTGGTTACCAGTTGAAGAAGAGTCTTCAGCAGCAGTTGTATTCCCTGCCAGTGCTGTCACTGCAGTGCCTGATGCTGAAGTAACTGCAACGGTAGATCCGTCAGCAAGCACATCACCTGCAGATATGGTAGCAGCATTACTACCAAATGATCTGGAGGTGTATTCTGCTTTAGAAGCAAATTCAATAGATGGTGTTTGTCCCACAAGTGTAGTATATGTGGGTTTGACACTTCTGAATGCCTCGGATACAATACCAACAGATCTCTTGACACCTGTTTGTGTATCAACCTCATTAGAAGGAAGATACTCTGTAAGATTTTCAAATTCTTCAACAAACTGAGTCAAGAACTCAGATTTGAGTATATAGATGTTTCTTCTATATTCATTTAACTGCATTTCATACTGATAGTTAGATACTGGAGCAACTAACTGATCTGTGGGTATTAGAGTGCCATCAGGACGAGAATATTCAAAGTTTTCGTTGACTTGGAGTCCTGCTTTTAGTAGTAAAGATCCCTTAGTGCTTCTGATTTCTTGAGTTTCCCAATGATGAATCTCATCAGTTGACCCATACTTTCTCATAATATACCTAAACAACTCACCCTCTTCTAGGGGCCAGTCATCATAAATGTTTGTTATATTATTACACAGCAAAATTACCCAGTCATACTCAGGATCATTATAGAATTTGTCAGCAACTTGATCAGGTCTCTCATTATTCTGAATAGAATAGGATTCAAATCCTAAAGCAGTTTGCAGTATTCCATCACGTAATTTAATACGACGGAATAGATTCTTTGCCATCACATAGGGATCATTGCCACCTACGCGATAACTACTGGTCCTGACAAATACATCAGGTAAATAAGAGAAGTAATTTGACATTTAACTATCCAGAAAATCTTCGCGAGTGCGGTATTTCGTCTCTTGGAAACTAAGAGACATGTTATAGATCACAAAACCAAAGTCTTCATTCTCCATACCTGGGGTATGAGTCCTAATAGCAGTAGAATCGCCAAAATCAATATTCATATTCTTAAGGACCATTTTATTTGGGAAACGCAGTAATGCAGTCATAAAACCACCTGCTCCCGTATCACCCTTTTTAGGTTTTAACTTTTCCCTACCTTTTTTAGCTTCATATCTAACGATCTCTGCTTCAAACTTATCAGGAATAGTCAACCACTGATTGTTATCTGATGAGGGGTGCATCGCTTGCCTAAGTTCGCTGATAATATCATAGATTACTTTCACATCCTGAGCACTCTTTGGTTGCATAGTAAATTTAAAATTATGATCCATGAAACCAGTGCTCTGAAACAGAGTTTCTTCGTAAGGGTTGAATACCTTACCATCTGTTAACTGAGCAAGATCATTAGCATCGACGCTGAAACCATAGGGCGATACTTTACCAACAACGTTACTCAGAGCACTCGATGCCATCTTGTAACCAAGTGCTGGTTTGGCAGCATCAGCTGCCGCTGATACGTTAGCGGCAAAGCTGTCACCTGGTCCATCAGGACCAATATCTCCTACTGCAGCAATTGCTGCTGCTCCAACACCACCTAGATTTACACCTTTATATCGTGCAGCATAGGATTCATTCAATCCTGGTGGCAGATATAGAAAGATAGTATTTCTGATCGATCCACCACTCTTTTTCTTACCCCCACCAGTATTAATTCCCTTCTTCTTTTCATGCTTATAAATAGTCAACTTAAGGTAGTCAACTACTTCTGTGGCATATTCTGCGTCCTTTCTAATAGAATTTCGGGATTGAGATGATTCGCCAAGAGGTTTGACACGGGGAAAAACTAGCGTCATGAGTTATTCTGGTAAGTATAGGCCATCAAATAGACATAAGTATAGAGGTGATTCCACCAATATTATTTATAGGTCTTTGTGGGAAAGAAAATTTATGGTCTGGTGTGACAAGAATGAAAATGTCATGGAATGGGGCAGTGAAGAGATAGTTATCCCATACATCAGTCCCGTAGACAATAGAATTCATCGGTATTTCCCTGATTTCTATGTGAAAGCAAGGACTAAGGCGGATCGAGTTAAAAAATATATCATTGAGGTAAAACCTAAGGCACAATGTCTCCCCCCAAAGAGACAACGCAAAGTTACAAAAAGTTATCTCACTGAGGTAAAGACCTTTGGTGTGAATCAGGCAAAGTGGAAAGCTGCCAAAGAGTATTGTAAGGACCGAAGAATGGAGTTTCTTATTCTCACAGAAAAAGAGTTAAACGTATGAGCATCTTTACTGATGTTAAAGATCTTGCCGAGGGCAAGAAAAAGTCTAAAGACTGGTATCGAAGTCAGGTAATGTATGGACTTGAGCCGTATACAGGCACATTTGAGGTAGGTGACATCATATTCTTTGCCTATTCTGCTGCAACAGAAAAGTTACAGTATTATGATAGATTTCCAATGGTCCAGATAGGTGATCAAGACGTTAAGAATCATCAATTTTCAGGAGGGAATGTACATTATCTACGTCCTTCTGCTAGAAGAAGTATATGCAATCAGTGGGCAGTAGGGTCTCCAGCATATCCTGCCCGTTGTCACCATAAATACTTTATGTCAAATGCTACTAATGTATATACTGTTAAACCCATTGACCTTCAAAACATGACACCATTGCCATTAGAGCAATTCATGTTTAACGCAGCAGGAAGGTGGATGGAAGTTCCTAGCAGTTTTATCTGGAGTCGATCTTAAATGTCGTTTAGAAATCCGAATAGTTTTACCAGATTTGCGGACTTGGTAACAAGTGGTGCAAAAGAACCAGCAAGGAATAATTTATACTCAGTAGATATTAGTATGCCAGCAATGCTTTTTGCTACAGGCAAAAATCCTGATTATAAAGAGCATTTTGAATCAATTAATTACTTTGCAGATAATGTAACTCTGCCTGCCAGAAGAATTAAAACCGAATCTGTAAAAGATATCGGTATGCCTCGTGACTTTGCATATGGTCAGCAAAAGCAAGAGGTTAGATTCTCATTTATCATGACAAAAGACATGTATCATCGTGCTTTCTTTGAGACTTGGATGAATATGACTACTAATGATGCAGAGAATAGAGTCACATTTTATGATGAGTATACTGCCAATATCCAAATCCTGAAGTGGGAGTTAGGATCAAATGTTGTCCTTCAGAAAGAAGGAAAGAAAGGGAATGTCAAATATAGAGCTAGACTGAATCAGTCTACTGCTGTATGGCAGATGTATGGTGCATATCCATTTGATATCTCTGCAATGACATTGAATAATGGTCCTGCAGATCTACTAAAGATTGATGTTGATTTTAAGTATGAAAGATTTAGATTCGATACTGTCAGCGTGGGTAGTTTCAAAAAGAATGCCAAGGATAAGATAATTGGCAATTTAAACAAATTTGATCAACTGATCAAGAAGAGTCAAGTGGACGCACAATTCTATGGTATCTAAGTGACTAAATAATTTCAATAGTCATGGAGTATTATGCCTTTACCATCACTCGCTATTCCCGAGTATGATCTGAAACTTCCTATCACAGGAACTGAAGTTAAGTATCGCCCCTTCCTCGTTAAGGAAGAAAAACTGTTGTATCTCGCTATGGAGTCGCAAGACGACAAGCAGATGATTAAGGCAGTCAAGACCATCATCAAAAACTGCACCAATCTGAAAGGTAAGGTTGAAGATCTCGCAACATTTGAGATTGAATACATCTTCCTTCGCATTCGTGCTACTGCTGTTGGTGAAATTAGTGAATTTAAAGTCACTTGTCCTGATGATAATGAAACTCAAGTAGAAGTCCAAGTGCCTCTACAATTAATTGAAGTCGTTATTCCTGCAGATCATGAGAAGAAAATTCTTCTGGATGGTAATGTGGGTATCGTTATGAAATATCCATCAATTGATGTGTTTATCAGTCAGAATATGTCGGATGAACCTGGTATTGAGGACATCTTTGAGTTGGCAGCAGGTTGTATACAAAGTGTATACGACAAAGAGGAAGTTTATGACAACTTCACTAAAAAAGAAGCACTCGACTTCTTAGAAACTCTCAATTCTGAGCAGTTTGGTAAGGTGCAGAAATTCTTTGAAACCATGCCTAAACTGTCATACACTTTGGAAATTGTTAATCCAAATACAAAAGTTGTATCTGATGTCGTATTAGAAGGACTTGCAAGTTTTTTCGCATAGCCCTCCTGCACGATAGTCTTGAAAACTACTATAAGACCAACTTTGCCTTAATGCAGCACCACAAGTATTCACTAACCGAGTTGGAGAATATGATACCGTGGGAAAGAGATGTATACGTGAATCTCCTCTTAGCTTTCATAGCAGAAGAGGAGAGAAGGCAAAAAAACGATGAATCACGCATGTCTCTCTAATGGCAAATATCCGCACATTTGTTAAAATTAGACCTATCAAAACTAAATCCTCAACAGGATTAGGTTTTAATAAGATTAGATTGTCTATCAATCGTCTGGGGACGGCAACAAATAGCATTGCTGACAGTTTTCATCAGACAACAGAGTTAATTAGATTTGAAAATGAATTCTTATCTAAATCTTCTAGAACTCAAATAGAAGATGTTGAAGAGGAAGGTAAAGAGAAAAAGTCACTTTTTGCCAGGGCAGCAACTAAACTTCGTAAAAAGTTTAGAAAAACTAAACGAGATAAGCAAGAGACCTCATCAGAGGCAGAAAAAGGTAGCAAAAAAGGAGAAAAAGACGCAAAGAAAAGGTTTGAGGAAATAAAGAAACCTTTTGAAGGATTTCTGCAAGGAATTGCGGGTCTTTTTGGAAACTTGATCATGTTTGCCATAACTTATGGTGCTCTTGATTGGTTAAGTAACAAACAAAATGCCGAAAATGCCACAAAGGTGGTCAGACTAATATGGCATATTGGTAAGTTTGGTTATTGGTTAGCAAAGAATAGTATTGGTTTAATACTAGACGGTCTGACTAATGTTATCGGAGATTTCGGTAATGAAGGTGCAATTAGGCGATCGTTTAGATTCATGCTTGGTGCCTTCCAAATGTTGGGGGGTATTGCTGCGCTGAGGACAGCACAGTATTTAATTATGCCTTGGAAGTTGATGAAGGACATCAACTTACTGAGAACTGTATTTGGAGCACAAGCACAGACTCAGGCAGAGGTAGAAGAAAGCACTAGGATAAGAAAGACTGGATATAGAGATACTAAGACAGGTGTAATATATTCAGAAGAAGAATATAAACAAATGAAGAAGTCTGCCGCAAAGGCAGACGCTAAGAGAGCACGTAAAGCAGGTAAGGGGATGTCCTCTGACCTGTATCAAGGTGAAGTTGATAAGAGATTTGTAAGTCAGTTTGATGGGAAGAAGAAGAATAAACTAGCACAACGTGCCCGTATTGGGATGAAGCGTGCGGGAAACCCATGAAGGGTGCTTTCCGCAAGATTGGTAAGTTTGCTAAGGCAAACCCTGGTAAGGTAGCGGGTGGACTTAGTGTCCTTGGTGGAGGTATGAGAATTGCCTCAGGTCTTGCCATGGGTGAAAGTGCTGGCACTGCTGTCGGTGCTGGTGTGGGTCAGGCAGCTGGTGGTATCATCGGTGGCATTGCTGGCACAGCACTACTAGGACCATTCCTTGGACCATTTGCGCCCATTGTAGGTAATGCAATTGGTGGTTTCCTGGGTGAATTTGTTGGTAGTAAGATAGGTCCAATTATAGAACCTATCTTCGAACCTATTGGAAGATACTTCCAGATGATATTCAAGGTTATTGGTGGTGCCTTTGGACCACTATTCAATGACTTTGGAGAGATGTTTGGAGCACTCTTTGACTTCATTGGGCAACTTGCCAAGATGTTGTTTAAAGTTGCTGATATATTCTTCCAATTCCATAAGTTTGTATTCGGTCTTGCTGCTAATGCTCTTGGTAAAACAATTGGTTTCATTGTTAACAATGTTAAACGATTAACAAATCCTGCTAGCGTTGGTAAAGGTATTGCCGATGCCCTCACATTAAACCTATTTGACTTTGATGGTGAGAATAAGAAAGCAGCAGGTGGACCTGTTGAGATGAAATCTGGTGGTGCTCTATCATTTGGTAGTCACCCTGATATGCTGGCAGCAACTGGAGGAATTCTACTCCAATCAATTGTCGGTGGATTTAAGAATTTTGGATTTGTTGGCAGTAAAGTCCTACAATTGATGTCAGGTGATGTCAATAAGATTAGTGGAATACTTGGAACTAAAGTCAATTCAAGCAGTGGATCAGGATCAAAACTTGGCAATAGTTTATCACTAGATACATCTACATCATCTACAACTAAGGTTGCTGCTGTTGCTAACAATCTGTCGTATAAGAAGAATGTCCATGATGCTATTAAGAAGGGTCTAAATGGTGTCCTGATAGCAGGAATCAAACTATTTGATCCTGAGGCAGCAAAAGCAATAGAGCAGAGAGTTAGCCCTGGTGGTGGCGGTGGCACTGGCGGTGGTGGTGGCACTGGCGGTGGTGGTGGAGGAGGTACATCACCATCTGGTCCTAGTGGATTTACAGGTAGTAATGGTGCAACAGGTAGTGAGAATGAGAAGGCATTACTGAATGCTATTGCAGATGCTGAGGGCACAACTAAGTATCCCAATGATGGATATAATACTCAGTATACTGGTAAGCAATTTTCAGGCGATAACCATCCTAGAGAGATTCTTGGTCCCTCTCGTCTAAGGTCTGACGCTGCTGGTAGATATCAATTCTTATCTACTACTTGGGATAGTGTAATGGGTGATCCTATTACACCACAAAGACAAGACCAAGGTGCCCTGAAACTTGCCAGTGGACGTGGTGTTGATATTAGTGGTGGTCTCTCACTCTCAGAGATCTATAAATTAGGTGGTGAGTGGGCATCTATTGAAGGTGGACCACAAATGAGGAAGGGTGGTGGATACGGTGGTCAAGCAAAGTATTCCGCTGAAACCTTCCTTGGGATGTATGAAAAGTATGGTGGTAAACCTGCTGAGATGTCTAAGGGTGGGATCGTCTACCAACTGTTGGATGCTGGTGGTGAAGTAGATGAGAATGGTTTACCTAAAGATCCTAAGATGCTTGAGCGTCTGAAAAGATCTAAAGAAGGGATGCAGAAAATGGCATCTGGTGGTCAATTAGATAAACTTGACTTTGCTAAAGGTGCAAAAACTGCAAACACTGCACGAGGAATGTGTGTTGCTGGTGTTATCTACACTGCTGAAGCAAACGGTGCCATGCTTGGAGCACCTGAAGTATCTGGTGGTGTAGATCCAAACAACCACCCAAGAGGTTTGATGGCATGGGCAGTTAAGAAAGGATATGGATCTGTCCCTGGCACTAAAGGTAAACCAAGAAACATCAATGGTGCGTTTGGTAACTTTGGTGTAACCTCTATGTCGGAGAGTGAATGGGGAGATGCTGTAGTTGAAGGTAAGATTCCTAATGGATCTCTGATCTTTAACACTAGACATGGTTGGGATTGGAATGGTGGATCTAGCGGTAATGATGCTGCTATTGCTCAAGATGGCGGGTCAAAGCTTTGGAGTGGTCACTGGCAATATGATTTCCAACATAAAGGAAAAACAGTTGGTGGTGTCTATAGTGATGTAAAAGAGATTGTTGCCCTTACACACCCCCAAGGTAATACTGCAGCACATGACGGATTAGCGTCTTCTGCTGGTGCTGAAAATGCTAATAATTCAGGTAGTCCTAAGCGTGGTGCTGCAGGCGGTGATGCTGGTGGTGCTGAGGCTAAACCAAAGACTATTGACGAGATGCTAGCAGACTTTAAGACTGGTTTAGCAGCTGCACTAACTAAGTTTGGTAAGGTAAGGAATGCTTCAAGCAGTCCTCCAGTACCTGCTCCTGCATCTGATACAGTAACTAAAATTGATCCTAGCACCGCACCAATAAGTGGTGCCACACCAGTTAGTGCCAGTAACTTAGAGCAACTCTCTGCAATTAGAGACAAAGCGACTAAAGATCTAACTGTTATTGCTGATAAGGCAAGACGTGATGAGGAGAAGAATCAGATTCTTCCCATAGTTAAGATTCAACCAGTAGTCCAAAAGATTAGTCAACCTATAAATACTGGTGGGGGATCTCAGGCAGTATATGCTAAACCTTCCCAACTGCTGACTCAGTGATAGATGGCAAACACACCTACAGTTAACGTAACAAGGGCAAAACTCTATAAGATGGTCTCTTTTAAAGGGACTACGAAGGGAGGTAAGACGAAATACACAGCACTGACTGTAGCAAATGAGTTTGGAGACTATGTAGAGTCTCAAAATGAAGGTTTCTCTGCAGTTATTAGAGGTATTAACTCTCTAGGTGCATCTATTAATGGCATCAGTCTCCAAGTGCAGGAGATGGCAAATGCAATGAAGAGTAAGATCTCTTCAGGGATTGCTGCTGAAGCATTACTTGACAAGGCAAAACAAAAAGAGAAGCAAGCAGAAAATCAACGAAAGAAGATAGAAGAGGCAGCACTAAAAAGAAAAGAAGCAAAAGAGAAGAGAGGAGAAAAAGAAGATAACTCCGAAAAGAAAGAGGGAAAAGAAAAGCAGAGTGTTGCTAAAACATTTAGGGAGAATACTAAGAAAGCATTTGGTGGACTATTCTCAGGTCTAGTTAAGATCGCGGGGATGTTGTTTAAACTCTTCATTGCGTTTGGTGTCTTAGATTGGGTATCTAAAAATCCAGATAAGGTGGAGAAAATTGCCAAGGGGTTATTCTCTTTAGGTAAGTTTTTCTTTAATATTGCAGGATTCTTAGCAGGAAATGCTCTGGATGGACTGATTAGTTTCTTAGAGAATCCTATCTCGCTAAAAGGATTCCTAGGTGCAGTGCAATTTGTGCTCGCTGCTGCCCCAATATTCATTGGATTAGCATTCCTCAAGAATCCTCTAGCAACTGCTAAGGCAGTCGGTTGGGTTGTTAGTTCCTTAGCGAAAGGCATCCTAAACATCAAAGCAGCGGCGCTGTTTGGTGATAAGATAAAGAAATTTGCAGGCACTAAATTAGGTAAGGTTGCCTTTGCTGGCGGTGCTGGAATAGCATCGTTTGCAGCAAGTAAAGCAAGTGGTGCTGATACTGGGGAAGCACTTAGTGCTGGTGTTGGTGGTGCTGCTGGTTTTGCTGCTGGAGCTGCTCTTGGTGAGGCAACTGGGATCCCTGGTGCTGGTGCTATCGCAGGTGCCGCAGGTGCATTTGTAGGAAGTAAAGCGGGTGGTGCTATTGGTGGGTTTATGAAACCCATCTTTGATCCCATCGGTAGATTCTTCAATATGGTGGGAAAGGTCTTCAATGACGTTTTAGCACCAATTAAAGATAGTCTCAGTGAATTCTTTGAGGCACTTGGTAGTGTAATGAATGGGGTGCTTGATGTAGTCGAGCCTCACCTCCCATTGATTACAAATATCCTTGGGGTTGGACTTAAGGTAATGTTTGCGCCATTGTGGTTAGGCATCAAAGCATTAACTACTGTCTTAAGATTCTTCGCACCAAAAGAAAGCGATACCCCTGAGAAGAAAGATGATGCTCCTGGGAAGTCTGCAGGAGGGAAAGTAAGGACTTCTGCTCGTGGGAGTCGTGGGAGAGCAGCAGGAGGACCTGTAAGAAGTCCTAAACGTGTTACCCCTAAGATGGCATCTGGAGGGTCTTTCAACCTCCAAGGAGAGATGCAGAAGCAACTGCAAAGGACTGTCAAAGTTAGTAAAGCATTTGGTAGTCTGATGCTGTTGCCATTTAAGGCAATGGGTATCGGAATCCTTACTGCTATCGGAATGATTGGTAAGGTGTTTGGTAGATTTATTCCAGCACCAATGAAGACATTGATGGGAGCAATGATTGCCCCTCTTGCCAATATTTTTGGCATTCCAATGTCTGTTGTTGGTGGAAGCGGTGGTGGTGAAGATGTAGCAACAGAGGATAAGAAAGATCCTGCCAAACTAGGCAAGAAGATGTCTTGGGAAGACAAGATATTTGAGGCAATCGCTGGTGATGACGGCACTATTGCACTGTTTGGTAAACTATTTGAAGCAATTACTAATCACCCAATCTTTAAGGGAGTTTCCGCAGTTGCTTCAGGATTCTTAGGTTTCTTAGGTTTCTCTGAAGGTGGTCAAGTGCCACAACCATTTCCATCACATGGTAGATCTCCAGGTAGAGCAAGTGGTGGATGGATCAGTGGACCTCAATCTGGTTATCCAGTATCACTTGATGGTGGTGCTTCAACATCATTTATTGGTCATGGCACTGAGTGGGTTGGAATGAAAGGATTCGCAGGCGGTGGTGCATTTGTTGTGCCATTTGATACTCCTGCAACTAAACAGAATCCGAATCTAACTTCAAAGAGAATGGGAGAAGCATCAGCAGGTGGATATGCAATGCCATTCAGTGTAGGTGGACCTGTTAATCAACCTATTCACCATTCATTCAGTGTACCTAGACCATTCAGTGTAGGTGGACCTGTAACATCGATTTCTAATGCGGTGTATCTACCTAAGTTTTCTGAGGGTGGCGAATTAAAACCAACTGGAAAGTTTGATCCTGAAGAGTATGCTAAAAATTCATTCCAGGCAAACCGAGTCGTCCTAAATGATAAGTCATACTATACAACATATGCGTATGATGATAAGACTAAGGAAGTCGCTATCAAGTCAATGTCTAAGAGGACAAAGGCAGCGAATCTATTCGGGCAAGGTGAGGAAAGAGTTCCCATTCAACCAGGTAGTCCTGAATTTGAGTCAGTGATGAAGAGTGGCGGTCTTAAGTTAGACATTCAAGAGCGTCATGGCAAGAGAGGACTTCAAGGAGAGAAATCACTTGCAAATATTACAAAGATAAATGTCCACCCTGAAGCAGAGCGAGCATTTTACTACCGTAAATCTTTCAAAGATCACAAAGCAGAGTGGTTGAAGAAGGGTGTTAGTGAAGATAAAGCTAATCAATTAGCAGCAAGTGCTGCTGCTACAGGTGTGCAGATTGATCCTAAGAAGAAACAATCAGTTAAGGCAGGCGTAGAAGACAATCCATACTCAGCACCTGCAAGTATGGAAAATAATGTTGTAACTGCGAAAGAACGCGAGCAGGAAAAGGCAAAGGACGAGGATGGAGAGAAAGAAGATCCTATTGCAGCATTCAAAAAGAGTCTTACGAAAATTGGCGAAGATTTTGCCAAAGTTAAGGCAATGCCTGCCAGTTCTGCTGCTTCTACTGGTGCTAAAATAGATGAAAGTAAGCAGAAGGAATCTACTGATAGAAACGCAAAATTAGAGGCAATGGTAAGTGAGAGAGATGTCTCGATGGCACCAATCATAAAGGAAAGTCAAGCGTCTCCTGTAGGTGGAGGTGATACAACTCCTGTGCTTATACCTAATTATGGGGGCAATGATGCTGATGATTGGTTACTACCGAAATTCGGTCTCGTTTCAGAATTTAGTCAAGATCTAGTAGACTTCATGTAATGGCAAATCAACAATCAAGACAATTTAAACTCAAGAAGATCGAAGTTACTTCGATGGTAGAGGAGGAGAAAACTTTCGACATTCGAGATGTTGTGCTGGATTTTAGTTACAGGGAATCTATTGAAGCAGCATTTACTAGCGTAGAATTGACTATTGCTGACTCAGTTGACTTCAACTTGCAATTAACTGGTGGCGAAACAGTTAAGATTGATCTAGAGACCAACTCATCGAAAGATGGTGCGTTGAAGATGAAATTTAGAATCTATAAGATTGGTAAGATTATTAAATCTGAGAGAGGACAGATCTACATTCTGTATTGCTGCTCTCCAGAGATGTATAATAATGAGATCAATAAGGTATTCAAAGCATTTGGTGCCATCTCTGAGGGATCTTCAAAAGATGCTGAAAACATTCCAAAATATATCTGTAAGAAATACTTAAAGGCAAAAAATAATAGACTTGACGAGAAGAATTTTGAGGGTCATTCAAATCTTACTTTCGTATCACCAAATTGGCGTCCTGCTGATGCAATAGCATATGTCAGTGACAAGGTAACCAGACTGAGTAGCGGTAAGGGATCGGCAAAACAATCTGGATTTCTATTCTATGAGAATAGGAGAGGGTTTCAATTTCGATCTATTGATGGGTTATGTGAGCAAGGATTTGATATAACATTTACTTATAAGCAGCAAGGTCAACTGGGTGAGGATGATGACGGTTACTATGTTATTGAATCTATTCAGTATCCAGACAAAGCAAACCATCTCAGACATATGAGAATGGGCACTTATAAGACAGTTACTACTGGTATCTCATTAGCAGTGCCTACCGATAATAATGTAACTGACTCTGGTGGTGGTAATAATAAGAAGAAATCACCCTCAGGCACGATATATCCTGCCAGGGAGACTGCTTTCGATGCTATCTTTGGTAGAGCAACCCCTCTTGAAAAGAACCCTCCATTTAACATGCCTGAAGAAGTTGAGGGGGAGGGAGCACCACCAACTAGACAGAAGATGAGAGTGCTCCACACGCTAAAAAACGAGCAAAAAGCAGAAGGTGGTACGAATGCAACAGGAAATCCTAACAATGGGACCGATCCTTTTGATAATTTGGCAGTTGCAGAATATGCAGCGGCTAGATATAATTTAATGAAAGCAATTCAGTTACAAATTATTGTCCCTGGAAATACTGGTATTTGTGCTGGTGATGTTGTAAACCTCATCATACCTGCTTCTCAGGAAAAAGGTAAAAATGTCCAGAAAGACAAAAAGTTTAGCGGTAAGTATATAATTGCTGCTCACACTTTTGTCTATAGTAAAAATGGATGTAATTCAGAATTGCTTTTAATCAGAGACAGTCTACCAAAGTAAAAACCAAATGGAAAGTATCGAGCAACACATCGCCAAGGACAAAGAAATCCTTGACAATCCTATGATTTCACCCAATCAACGTCGCCACATTGAAGGTGAGTTGCATGAATTAGAAGATTATGCAGAGCATCATAAGGAAGAGATTGAAGCAGGTGATCATCACGATCCTAGTTACATAGAACTCTTCTGTGATCAAAATCCTTCAGAACCAGAGTGTTTAGTTTACGAAGATTGACAGATCAACAAATAATTATTATAATAACCATGTAAGGGTTGAAGGTTAATATGAATAACTTTGAGAGCTTAATTGAGGGACATTATCGAAATCAACGTCAAGCAATGTCTAACCCCTCTCAATGGCCTCAGATAGACATCAGGATCTGGAAAACGGATTCTGGTGTTTTTGAGTCTAAGTCCTGGTACAAGTATCAGGGTGAGGAGAAAGCATACAATTGGTTGAGATATCGTGTCATGTATATGGACGAAACCACAGTTAAGACTGATATCTTCAATTACATTAAGAATGAAGATTCCTGTCCCTTTATATGGACATGGGATGGTAAATGGTGGACAGGTATACCTGATGGATGGTGCCAAGTAGATAAGTATCTTATCAAATCTTGTATTAGATTTAATGGATTAGATTACAGATCCCTGGACCAGGGGTGGAATACTGAGACAAATGAGCAAGCATGGGGTAAACCTGAGGAAGAGGGTGAATTCCAATTCACATTACTCGCTAAATAATCACACAAGATAATTATTTTTCCCCATGAGAGAGAGGACTGACTACCTAGGAAGAGACGGATACACTTGGTGGGTTGGTGAGGTTGAGGACAATGCTGACCCTTCAAAACTCGGACGTGTAAAGGTAAGAATTCTAGGTTGGTATACTGGACATAAGAAAAAGCAGGCATATACTAAAGAATTGCCTACTGAAGTATTGCCATGGGCAAGTGTATTGCTCCCTACTGATCAACCTCAAATTAAAGCAACAGGTACAACCACACAGTTGCAACCTGGTGCATGGGTGATGGGATTTTTCCTAGATGGTGATGAGGCACAAATGCCTGTCGTCATGGGAGCATTCCGTGGATTCCAAGTAAAGGAAGATACTGAGAAGAAAACCACTGCTGCTGATGGCACTGTTGCTCTTGAAAAAGATACTGTCAGTCCACAGAAACAGACTCTTGCAGGTCAAGAGAATAATGCTGGCAACTCATTTGTTATCCGTCAACAAACTACACCTACAGCAGTAGGATCTACTGAGATTGATGAGTCTCGTGGTGCTATCTCAGTAGCAGAAGAGACACTGCCAGGTAATGCTGTTACTAATCCAATCAAACCTCCTACAGAGAAGCAATCGGTTGCTGATGGTGTGAGTGGATCTGGTGGTGGTGGTTTTGAGACCGATGTCACTCGTATGCTCACAGAGTTGGGCACCATGGCAGCGACTCTTGCTAGTGGTCCTGGTGGATTCATCTCCCTTGTAACGGGTAAGAAGGTTGCAGGCGATAAGGTGATGGAGCACATGGGTAAGATCATGAGTTTCCTTGCTGGTGGTATATCTGGCATTCTTGCACCAATTAAAGAAGTCCTTGCTGCAGCAATTGCTGAGGTTGTTGGCGCACTGGTTGCAATTATCTCCAGTTTTGTGCCTCTAATTGTGATCACTACGATCCTGAAATTTCTTGAGATGATCTTTGGTATCTTCTGCATGGATACTCCAATGTGGTTGGGGTTAGTGCAGGCAGCAATATCGGATGTCAGTGCGTTCGCAAATAATATTGCAACGCAAATTGTAGATAAGATTGCAGACAAACTTAAGAAGGTTGATTCTGCTGTTAAGGGCGTCACCAATCGCATCCTTGAAGGTATCAGCACGACAATGAATCGTGTGAAGGATATCGCAGGAGATATTATTAGTGCCATTACTACTGCTAGAGGTGTTGCTGCTGCAGCAGGTGCAGCAAGTGGTGTTGTGGATATGATTTTCAAGATCGATTTTACTTCTCTTAATTGGTCAGGACTGATCGCATTGATCTTTGGTATCCTTCAGGCATTCTTCCAGAAAGATTGTGGGAGGAAAATTAAGAAACCAGAGGTTGCAGCGTGGTTCCCGCTTATAGGAACCACAACATGTAGTAACATCACTGATGCTGTACAGGGGTCACCATATAAAAACTATAAAGGTGGTCTTGATTCGGGAGAGAAGGCTGGAAGTTACATCGATCAGATGTTTGCTGTAGTTGACTCTGACTTAGCACAAGTCACTGTTGCATTGAATGGTGCCAAAGAAATCTTTGATGCCACTCCTGGTGTCGAGAAACAAATTAAGCAGGGTCCTGGTGGTGTTACTAACTTCCAAGATGGTTGGGGTAATGAGCACAATAATATCCCTAACAATACTACTAAGATTGTTGGTGGCGATAAGTGTGAGACTATTAAAGGTAACTATGTCTTGACAGTTGAAGGTGACTTCTATCTGAAGGTCATGGGTAACATGCACGAAGAGGTTACTGGAGCAAAGAATAGTAATCAAGCACAAGGACCACAAGCAGCAGGTAAAGGATCAAGTAAATCACCTGATGCAACTCAAGCAAAGAGTGATCTCAATTTCCAGTCAAAGGCAGTGAAGAATCAGTATTCTAAAGGCAACAATTCTACTTCTTTAACTAACATCAAGGACCAAGGCAAAGATGCTACTGCTGCATACAATGCATCGCAGAATGCTAAGGACAATAAGAAGAATAACATGGTAAACATGGTCCATATTCAACAGACTGAAAGAGATCAATTCTTCAAGGCATTGCCTGGTGGTCACTTCTATCCTGTTGCTGAGATTCCTTTCCACCCAGAATCTGACCAGTTTGGACGCACTCCATGGGGTCCACAATTGTCAGGTGAGTTGAAGGAAGAGAAAGAGCAGAAGGGTGCTAGTAGGACAGAAGGTGACCATGAGATTGCATATACTGGAGATGTTACTATTCAGGGTGCAAAAGTTAAGATCACTGGAATTAACTCGCTATCATTAAACGCTCAGACTATCAAGACTGAGGCAAATACTATTGAAAACATTGCCTCTGGTGAGATTACTAATGAAGCAAACTGGATCTCTTCTTTCCTTAACAGTGGAAGATTTGAAATCATTGCTGTATTTAATCCACTCAAAGCATTGTCTGGTCAATTCACCTTTGTGAATGGTGCTATCATTGATATTACATCAGATGTGCCTATTCCTGGAGTGGCACCACCAACTCAGACTAGAATTTGCCTGGGTACTTCCATGCCTGCATCGATGAATGATATCTTGATGGGATCCACATCTGCTGTCCACTCCACATTCATCGCATCACCTACTGGTGTGATTGCTGAGTTTGTGCCCACTGGTGCCCTGCTGAATCAGGTTGCAACAGGCATGATTCACACGGGTGTTGGCACAGGGTATATGGCAACTGGTTGCGGTCTAGGACCCCATCAGGTCTACGGCTTGCCATTGCTGCTGAATTGAGGTAGAATACGGGGGCACCAATCATGCCTCCATGCAAAACGAGACCTACCTTGAGCACATCTGGGTCAACATCCCCACGCGCACTGTCAAAATCCTCGATAGTGAGGGATATGACGAGGTGATCAATTGGAAATTCGATGAAGAAGGATCTGAAGGGTTTGCTGAAACTCTTGCTACCTTCTCTGAAAACGTCCCATCAGAAATTATTACATACCTATCATGAGTCAAATCATCACACTTGACGTTGCAGAAGTTTCAGAAAACTTTGAATTCGTAATGAATCTAGTATCCAAAGGACACACAATTAAGATCCAATCTGCAAATGGTGTAGCAATGTTAACTCCATTGGTTACTGCAACACGAGGGTCGGAAATAAATATTCCAGACCCTGAAGAGTTTGTGCCTGACCCAGCAATGGTAAATGCATATGTTTCAGAGCAGTTAGCAGACATGACTAGGAATTTCTAGATGCAAAAGATTCGGATAACAAATGGTTTTCATCACCTAGAGAATGCAGGCATAGTCCAAATGTATTTTATACAGGGGATGCCATTTACGTTTGAAGAATTGCCCCTTGGTGCCCAACAAATTGAAGAAGTAAAACTTGACGCAGACACCGCAAAGGTGTATACTATGGAAGATCTATTCAAAGCAAGTGACTACCTAGTCCTTGAAGGATGCCATCCAATTTTGTATGATCTCTCCGAATGGATTGAAAACTATGAAGAAGTCCCAGACTAATCCATACCATTTCGGAGGACTTGAAAGGTGTCCCCCTAACATACTGAGATTAATTAGTGAGTTAGAGGGATCCTATCAACTTTGTAAGTATATGGGTTTTGAAGAGGATATGAAAATCCTTGATGAAATGAAAAAACCCTACTATAAACTCTATTTTAAGACTAAAAAAGAGTACGATAATCCTTCTTAGCTCAGCGGTAGAGCGAGCGACTGTTAATCGCTTGGTCCCTGGTTCGAATCCAGGAGAGGGAGTTGGTCACTAAATTATTATGCCAAAAAAACAACTAATCAGCAAATCAGGCGACACATGGGAATGGGAGGAGACTCCTGAAACTGTGAAAGCACTCAAAGACCTGCATATCTCCGCTTTAAGAGTAAATGAGACCAAGAGTAAAAAGACAAGAGGTTGATGTCTCAGGTATTACTTGGGAAGACATCTTAAAAAAATTAGCATATGATGTCCAGACAGGAACATTTACTCAAATTTCTCATCACATTGAGTCTGATGATGTACTGAATGAAAATGATGAGATAGTATTGACCAAAAATGCCCCTCCCACTATCATATGTGAAGGGCATAAGTCACCTTTTGTTTTCAATAAAATTATCACAGCAATGAAAAAACTGGGTATGAGCGAGTATCATACTTACATTTCATTTTGTGAGGACGCTCCTACCTTTGGGAGGCATAACGATGACTCTGATGTAATGATTGTCCCAGTAATTGGGACAGTAAGTTATGATGTTGAGGGGTTGGGATTAGGGAATGTGGATTTATATCCAGGGGACCTATTATACATACCTAAGTATTGCTACCATGCCCCTAGAGTGTATGGACCAAGAGCAACTCTCAGTTTTTCATGAGAATTTAGTATGCATGACACCATATATTGTAGTTACGATCTTGGATCTGGGTTTTGGAATAAAACACTCAGCACTGAAGACTTACAAAAATTGTGTCTAACATACTGGTTAGATCCTGCAGGTAAGTTTTGGGAAATTGACTACACTGATACCCAAGACTTTTGTAGAGATGATCCTAGAGGATACGTTAAGAATGGGTTGCATGGTAAGGTGAGACCGTGTATACTAACAAAGGTAATTGAAGTATCACCTTTAAAGTGGGATGTGAAATATGCTCCTTTCCCACGTCTATCGCTTCAAATATCGAATGGTTACCTAACAAGCATTGACACATTATGAAACTCAAACTACTCGCAGCAATCGTTGCTGCTGCATCATTAGTATTGCCTGTTAAAGCAGATCCAATTGGACCAGAAGATTGGTTTACTCCCCATGCTATGGGATGTATGCTCCTGGGTGAATGCACTGATGATGTAGAACCTATCTGGGGTGTTGATTACCTGGCACAGGAATATCCTGAATCCGACTGGAATGTAATTGCAGAGGAGTTTCAACGTATTTTGAATGCTCTGACTATGGTTGATGTGCAAGTCTATCTTGCTGATGAAAAGTATTTTGAAGTAGGACAACGTGGTGTCTATCACACTGTAAGTAATAACTTCTATCTCAACCGAGCATACATGCATCGTCCTGGTGTGTTGATGAGTGTTATGCGTCATGAAGGATGGCACGCTGCTCAGGATTGCATGGCAGGCACACTCAATAATAGTATGATTGCTATCATCAAACCCGAAGAAGAAGTGCCAATGATGTGGCGTGAAATGGTGGAGCGCACCTATCCTAAGTCAGCATGGCCCTGGGAGAAGGAAGCAACCTGGGCAGGTAAGACAGAAGGAATGACCATGAGAGCACTAGAAGCGTGTGAGCGTGGTCGTATGTGGGAGGTTTATCCCCCAACCCCCATGACTAATGAATGGTTGGTTGAAAATGGTTATAAATAAAACTGTAGCAAATCGTGTTGAGATTTCGTGGCAACTAAACGTATATCCCAATTAGATACGATTGCAGACGCACTCGTTACTGGCGAGGCAATTCTGCCCATCGTTATCTCTGACCCTCTAATTCCTAACAGGAAGGCGAAGGTAAATCAATTATTTCGTGGAGTAACGGCAGGATCGGCGGCAGCGCCTGGTCTTGCCTTTGACTTGGATCGTGATACTGGTATCTACCAGTCTGCGATTAACGAAATTGGGATGACATTTGGTAGTGCTTCTCTTTATAATACGAGAAGATTAAATACTGACGGATCATCAACTCTTGTTATTCGTGCTATTGATACAGCATCTGCAACATCTAGTATTGAGATGACACCCCAAGGTAGTGGATACTTCACTATCAATGGTCCTATCATTCAAACTGATGCACAATTCTTCTTGCAGGGGGATCAAAATCCCGCAAAGAGGGTGCAATTTAACGTTGATACGATTTCTACACAGTCTGGCACACGTAGGTTTGATTTGCCTAATGTAGGCACAAACACAAGTACAACAGTACTTGCTAACGATACATTCCAGACTATTACAAATAAAACGATCATCATTAAGGACGCAGAATTACAGATCACAGGATCTACTGCTACTGATAAGATCGCTAAGTTTGAGTGTGACGCCTGGGAATCACCAGGTCAGCATACTTATAAGTTGCCTGATTTTGGCGCTGCTGTGACTCAATCCACATTGCTGGATGACATCACAGATCAGAATGTGTTTAACAAGAATATGGTTAACCCCACATTCTCTAACACACCATCTACTGATGAGCAAAATGATCCTACTCGTTATGTAATCTTTGATTCGGCATTGCTTACCAATAATCGCACGGTAACATTCCCCGACTTAAATATTAAAGTTGTTGGTGAAGCATCAACCCAAACTCTTACTAACAAAGTTTATAAGGGTGCAGTTTTTGCTGACATTGGAGATGAAACTAGAAAGATTCAACTGGATCTATCTAACATTGCAGATAACCAAACCTATGCGTTTGAGTTTCCCAATGATGATGTAGCAGCACCATTGAATACTTCAGGGACTAATACCCTCGTATCAGAGAGAAAGACTCAGACTCTCTATAATAAAACTCTAGAATTGGCAAAGATAAATAATCCTAACGATGCGAATGGCATCATTAGTATTGATGCTACTAACCTAACAGGTAGTCGCACTATCCAATTCCCCGACGCTGACGCTACATTGCTGTCTACTAATAACATTAGTAACGTTGCAATTAGTTTCGGTGGCGCACTCGCCGCTCCTGTATTGGGCGGATCAATTAGACTACAATCATTTTTCCAAGCAGGTTGGTAATTAACAAATGACAGCAGGAAGACTCGCAGCAAAGAAACCAGGAGCAACCACGAATGCGGTGCTCTATAGATGTCCTACTACTGTAACTGGCAGCACAGTTGTTAATGTGTGCAACCAGTCTGGCAGTGGTGCGACATATCGTATGGCACTCCGTGATTATGATCAGGTGCTCCATTTAAATGGACCTGAATCAGAAAACGGTGGACTAGCATCTTCGTATGACTTTACGAAAGGAAATCCAATTTCAGCATATAGGGTGAAGTTGAATCCTGGTTTCCAATATTCGGATGCAATCCCTGGTACAAACTTCACCACAACTAATGGTGCTAAAGGTACGATCCTAGACATCTATAAAGATAGTAGTGATCTCACCTATTACACTAAAGTTATTGATATTTCTTCCACAGCACTTACTGCAGACAGTCTTGCTGGTGTATTTACCGCTGGTGAAACTGTTACAGGTGGTGGATCTGGATATACTGCAACTTTCCGTGGGATGGAGGGAAATACTGGCGCATTCCTTGAGTTTGGGTCATATGCTACTGGTGTAACTACCATGGCATTCTCTCGCACTACAGGTCTTGCTGATGGGATGTATGTTACTTTAGGTACTACTGATGAAGTAGGTGCTGAAGTTGTATCCATTGATGCATCTGGTATTGATGATGCTCTTGCTCAGGTAACTGTTTCACGTAGTGCATTAGGCACAACTGCTCGCGTAGTTCCTGCTGGTTTGGCAGCAAATGCCTGGTCTGCCTCTGCAACTGTAACCACTATTAACGAAGGTGCAGTATACATTGGCGGTGATGTAACACTAACTGTTACTGACTCTACTGGATTTGTTTCTGGTGGTGTCGTGCTGATCGACAATGAGTTAGCATCTATTGAGCAAGTTAATGGTAATGACCTAACCCTTACTCGTGGTGTATATGGTACTGCTGATGTTGATCACAATGATGGCGTCAATGTCACATTGTTAGTTGATAACGGTGTATATCTAGTCAACTACTTCCAGGAAGGAGAGACTATCACTGGCACAAACTCTAACGCATCTGCTGGAATGGGTTTTGATGCTGCTACCAGCGCACTTATCCAATCAAAATTTGTCACTACTACCACAAACGCTGGTGCTGATCATGTTTACAATGCTAACTTTACGCTAGACATTGATAGGACTTTCATCTTTGACTTGTCGGATGCTACTTGTAGTAACTATCCTCTAAAGTTCTCTGCTGATTCTCCAGAAGGCACCAACGGATCACCTCCAGGCACTGAGTATACTCAAGGAGTTAGTAAAGTGGGCACAGCAGGTACTGCTGGTGCATATACTTCTATTCTAATTGATGATAACACTGCAATTAACATGTTTGCTTATGCAGACGGACTAGATGGCAGTAGCAATCCTGGCACTACACAAAACGTTGGTTTTGGAATCAATGTCTCTACCGACCCAGTATATACTGATATTTACATCTATGATGTTACTGGTGAGGCATTAGTGGCAGCAGATTCTTTCACAATCAACAATGTTACTCAGACTGTAGAACCTTCGGGTGTTTATCCTGGTCCATATGGTTATGTGATGGATTGGGATCCTGCAAAAGCACACCTTAAAGTTGCTTTGGGTGAAGGATCTGCAGTATTTGCAGATAACACTGAGTTTTACGATACGCCAACACTTAATAATGGCACTCGTATCATGTCTAAGGCAGTTACTGGTAAGATCTTGTCACTTACTGCTATCGGTGCTGCTGATGCTGGTCGTGTTGCAGGCACATATACAAACCTAACTGCTGATGCTACTGGTGCTTCAGGTGATATTGCTACAGCAAAATTCACTGTAGTTGTTGATGGATCAGGTGCTGCAACTGTTACTATTGTTGATGGTGGTGAAGACTTCGCTGCTGCTGAAACTGTACAGATCAATGATGGTCAGTTGGGTAATGGTGGCGGTGCTGCATTGACATTTGATGTTAATACTATCTCTACTGCAGAAACTACCAGTCAAACTGGATTGTATTCTGCTGAAGATTACATGTATTATGATGCTGCTGTTGCAGCAAATACCACTGCTAAAGTAACTGGTGTTGTAGTTGGACCAGGACAAAACGTCCTTGTGTATTCATCTGCTGCAGACTTGAGTTATGTTGTTGATGGTTTTGAATCTCCATCTGAAGATTACACTGTAGTCCAGATGACTAAGATTACTACTGACGACGGCGGCGGCGGTGTTGCTCCGTAAATATTGATCATAAATACTCAAGAAGAAGGATTCCTGAAGAATGGCACTTACTCGTCTTAAGAATATCATCACATCTAGGACTGGACGTATTATATACGTCAACCCTGATGATTTTGATGCATCGGACGCATACGATAATAGAGGTAACTCCGCACTGCGTCCCTTTAAGTCGTTGCAACGTGCATTCCTTGAAGTGTCAAGATTTTCGTATCGCGTTGGTCTAAGTAATGACGAATTCGATGCATTCTCGATCTATCTGTATCCTTCTGAGTATGTAATCGATAATCGTCCAGGTCTTGCTGACTATAATCAGATTCAACCATTTAATGAAAACACTAATTTTGATCTGACATCTGCCAGTAATGAACTTTATAAATTTAATTCAACTCGTGGCGGTGTTATCTGTCCTCGTGGTGTCTCTGTTGTTGGTTCGGACCTACGTCGAACCAAGATCATTCCGAAATATGTCCCTTATCCCACAGTACAGGGTAGTCTCGGTATTACTGCTGCTAACGAACCTGGTCCTGCTGCTATTTTTAGGTTAACAGGTGGTTGTTACTTCTGGCAGATGTCATTCTTTGATGGTGACAATACTGGGGTATACTATCGCGATGATTTGTCCCAAATTGCCCCTAATTTCTCTCATCACAAACTAACTTGTTTTGAGTATGCTAATGGTGCAGATCTAGAGTTATATTACCAGAAAATCTCTAAAGGTTACGCAGTTATTCCTGATACTTCAGGTTTGCCTGCACAAGACCAGTTGCAAGCAAGGGTTGAGGAAAATAGGATCGTTGGTCCTATCTCTGATGAATTTGCTGTATCCCAGATCATTAGAAATGGACAAACTGCCACAGCATTTACGGTTGATGAACTTGGTAACCCGAAGAATCATGGATTCTCCGTGGGTGTCGCTGTTAATATTTCTGGCGTTACAGGTCCTACTGACCAAGATGCTCTCCTCTACAATGGATCATTCCTGGTAACATCTGCACAAGGTAACCAGTTTACTTATCAGATGTCATCTGAACCGTCAGGTAATGCATTAGGTAGTAATGTCCTGGTTAAAGTTGAGATCGATACTGTTGACTCTGCATCACCATATTGTTTCAACCTCTCACTGAGATCAGTTTGGGGCATCAATGGAATGCACGCTGATGGTAGTGAAGCAACTGGATTTAAGTCGATGGTTGTGGCTCAATTCACTGGAATTAGCCTTCAAAAAGATGATAGAGCGTTTGTATTGTATAACCCCAACACGGGAGCATATGAAGCACAAGCAGCAGGGTCTGGCGCACACATTAACGGACTATGTAAATACCGTAAAGGGTGGCGTCACGTCCATATTCATGCATCAAACGATGCATTCATTCAGGTTGTGTCTGTTTTCGCTGTGGGATTTGGTGACCATTTCTTTAGTGATAGTGGCGGTGACCTTTCCATTACTAACTCTAACTCTAACTTCGGAAACACATCCTTACGATCTAAAGGTTTTAAAGCGGCATCTTTTACAAAGGATAAAGCAGGGCAGATAACACACGTTATCCCTCCTAAGTCCTTGAGTGATGTTGATGAGATTTCAATCAACTGGGTTACAATTGATATTACCAAGACTAAATCAGTTGCTGATCCTACCAAACTATTCATATATGGTTACACCACTGAGACTGGAAGACCACCAAGTAAGGTCCAAGGTTATACAATTGGTGCAAGAAGAGACGATGTAAACACACCTGATCGTTTATATGTCCTCCTAGTTGCATCTGGAGCAGAAGAACCCACACCACATTTCGCTGACATCAATCCTTCTGGTAAGGAGGTAACTGGCACTCGTGGTGGTGATGATGAATCCCCACTGAAGTGGGATAGTGGTAATGGACAGTGGTATATTCAGGTTGATAGTAGTGCTAACACAATCTATACAACTTTACAAGCAAATAGCGTATACAGTAACCTAGGATTCACACCTACGACATATATCCGTCGTGTGCCTGATGCACGTAACCTGGTTGACAGAGTATATCGTTACCGTTATGTGCTGGACAAAGATGCATTCCCAGTGCCTAGAGAACCTATCACTGGTTTCGTATTACAACCTAGATCTAGTGAGACAAACTCCCCTGCATATAGTAAGTCATACTATGTGTATTCAACGGAAACCTATCAGACATTTGAAAGAGGTGTTACCGATGGTATCTACTATCTGACACTGTTGAATGCGTCAGTATCACCATCTACCTCTAACTTCAACGACTTCTTCTTCTCACAGCAGACAGTTGACCTCTATCCTGCATTCGATAGAGATAACCCTGTTGCTGATCCTGCTGCATCAGTATCTGTTGCAGATAATGAGATCTTGGGACTTGTTACTACTACCGATGGTGCTTCTCCTGTTGCTAATGAGGATACAGAGAGATCTATTACGAAAGAGACATCCCAATTCTTCTTGCTGGAGAGTGAGAATAACCTAGGTTATAACACTACATCCAACGTGCTGAATGGTATTTCTGTTACTGCACGCCTCGGTGAAGCAGAAGATCGTAAGATCCCACTGAAACTTAACGCTGACAATAGTGTCCAACCTATTCTTTGTGAGTTGAGAAGATACTCTATTCTTAGAGCATCTGGTCACACGTTTGAGTATCTTGGTTTTGGTCCTGGTAACTATTCAACTGCATTCCCATCTACACAGGTGGAAGTGCTCAGTCCTGCCATGGTTAGACTATCACAGTCACTGAAAGAAGCAGCAGGTGTTGCATACTATTCAGGTGTTAACTCTGATGGTGAACTGTTTGTTGGTAACCAGGTTATTAACCCAGTTACAGGTCAGATCACTAACGAGGATATTGCACAACTTAACGTGTTGGGTGAGGAAGGTACAACTATTGAGACATTCTCTGAGTTGGTGCTGACTGATAAACTAACTGTTATTGGTGGTGCATCTAACCAATTGGAATCAGTATTCTCTGGTCCAGTGACTTTCCAGAAGAAGTTAACATCGCAGGATACAGTCCAGACGGTTAACTTCACACTATCTAATGAAGATGGCACCGTGTTGAGAAACATGTTGATGGCAGAAGAGGATTCTTCAGGTAACCCTGAAGTTGACGCTACATTGGCATATAATAGTGGTGATATCTGCTATAACATTGATTGGGTGCCTGGTGTTGCTATTGGTTGGATTTATGACGCAGGCACTTGGTATAAATTTGGTCTGAGTGATACTACTCCTATTACATCTAACAGATTTAGTGGTGTAACACATTATGGTATTGGCATCGCTCCTGATGCTGCAAATAGAATGAGAATCTCTGGTAACGTCGAAGTTACTGGTGATATTGATGTTACTGGTAAGTATGGTTGCGCTGATAAATACTCTTTAGCAACTGGTATTAATAACGGTAACAATGGTGTGATGTATACTGGTAATGCATCAACTACATCATTTGCTATCTCTCCAGGTCACACTGCATATTCATTATTGGTATTCTTGAATGGTGTTTGTCAACGTCCAGGTGTAGACTATACAGTTACTGCTAACGCTGTAGACTTCTCCATCGGCACTGTCCCTCAGACAGGAGACAACATTCAGATTCGTGAATTGGTTATCTAAAAAAATAAATAGTTACACTAATCGGGGTCTAGAATGTCCACTAAGATTATAGGAAACCAGATTGATCAGGTTACCCGTGCCATTGTTGAGGCATTACAGGTAACCGAGCAGATCAATCTTCCTGCACTCAATCAAGCAGCAGTTACCGCCTTAGGTACTCCTGCCTTTGGTACTTTGGTTTATAATGAAACCGAAGACATGGCGCAGATCTATAAGCAAGATGCTGCCCAAGGTGCTGCTGGATGGACTGATGTTGGTGGCGGTGGTCCTTCATTGGGTGAAGGATCTATTATCAGGACTAACGGTAAGAATATCCAAGAGAATATTACTGTTGGTGTGACTGCTAATGGTGCGCCCGAATTTGCCAACGGATTTACTGCTGGTCCAGTTTCTATCGATAATGGTTTCACGGTTACTGTTGAATCAGGAGCAACGTGGAATATTATTGGTGAAGAAGATGCAGCAACTGCACAATTTACTGAGATTACCTCAGGTAATATAACATCGACAGGCACACTGCACTTTAGCGAAACTAAAGAAAGTATTACATTCTATAATACTACTAGCACTGTTACTCACGACTTTAATAATAACAACTGCATCTTTGTCACTAAGACAGGTGGTGGTAACTTTACATTGAATCTACTCAATGTCCCCACAGATAATGCTGGATATAGTATTACTGTTATTGTCAATAATAAAGGTGGTGCTGGTGTGCCTTCTACATTAAATATTGATGGTGTGACACAGGATATTCACTGGGCAGGAGCATCACAACCAGGACAGAATCAACCCATTATTGTAGTTAGTTTTGCTCTGATTGCATTCAATACTGGTCAGGAAGGTGGTCAGTATACAGTATTAGGTAGTGGAGCAAATTACGGATGAGTATTGGTGTTACTGGTATTAATTCTGCTATTGGTCAGACTTTAGGTAAATTTGGTGCTGATGGTGGTACTGGTGGATCTAGTAGTGGTGGCGGCGGTGGTGGTGGACCAACGGTTTCTGTTAGAAACATAGGTGCTACTACCAGCGTTTATGAAGCAAGTGCTGGCACTACTATATCAATGAGTGGTGAATCATCACAAACAGGAGTTATATATGATGTAGTTGTTACTGCTCCTATTAATGCCACTATTAAAGCATGGGGTGGTGGCGGTGGTGGCACAAAGAGATCTTCTGGCGTAACTGGTGGTAATGGTGGTTATTCCACAGGATCATATACTTTCCAACCAGGTAGTTATATTTTTTATATTGGTGGTGCTGGAGAAGGTGGAAGTGAAAATCCAGCATCAAATACTGCATATGGTGCAGTAGCAACTGGTGGTGGTAAATCTGGTAGTTCTACATCTTCAGATTTTGATGGTGCTGGTGGTGGAGGATTTACTGGAGTAATTGCAGGTAGTGTTACTTCCCCAGCACAATCAAATTCTGTCATAATTGCAGGCGGTGGTGGCGGTGGATCTGGTGATACTGCTACAGGTGGCAATGGCGGCGGCAGTACAGGCGGAAATGCCTCTAATTGCTGCTCTCGTGGCGGTGGCGGTGGATCACAAACTGGTGGCGGCAGTGCTGGATCAGGTGCTGGTGGTGGTAGTGCTCTGATAGGTGGTAACGGCAGTGGTGTCGGTGCTGGCGGCGGTGGCGGTTACTACGGCGGTGGCGGTGGTGGTTCTTCAGGTCCAGGCGGCGGTGCTGGCGGGTCAGGATATATTGGGGGTGTTACAGGTGGATCCACGAGTACAACTCTAAATACAAGTGACAGTGCTTATGTTAGTCCTTGTGGCGGTGGTGGTGCTAATGGTCAACGAGGCAGTTGTGGATTACTTGTCATTGTTTTTTCATAAATATAGAGGATAGGAACCGAGTAAGATGGCACAATTAACTGTAAACGCTGTTAAAGACTTAGGTGGTATTGGTGGATTCACCTTATCAAGTAGTGGTTTGACTGCAAACGGCACATTAACAGTGTCGAATTTGGATATTTCTGGCACTCTTGCAGGATCATCAAACTATATTGTTCCCAACCCATCAGGAAACGTTGGTAAGTTTTTAACTAACAATGGGTCTAGTCTCACTTGGGGTGACTTGAGTGGTGCCGCTGGTGTTAGATCTATGCAGGTCTGGACATCTAATGGCACTTGGACTAAACCATCAGGTGTTAAAACTATTATGGTTACTGTTACTGGTGCTGGCGGAGGAGGATCAGGTCACTGTGAATCTGGTGGTGCTGGAGGTACTTCACAAAGACAGATTGATGTTACTAATGTATCATCAGTGTCAGTCACTATTGGTAATCCTGGCGGTGGCACAAACTACTCTGGATGTGGTGGCAGTGGCAATACTTCATCGTTTGGATCATACTGTTCTGGATCAGGTGGTCTTGGTGCAAACTGTAATCAACAGCACGCAGGTGGATATGGTGGCAACGGATCAGGTGGTACTTTAAATATTTACGGTGGTGGCGGTAATGGTCACGGATCGCACTATTCATATGGTAACCACACATCAGGAGTAAGTTACTTCGGTGGATCTCAACCATCATCACATAGAGGATCAAACTATTCTCATAGACATCAATCTCATGCTGCATGGGGTGCTGGTGGCAATGGTGCTCAACACTCTAATAGGGGTGCTAGAGGGCGTGAAGGTGTTGTCGTAGTCCACGAATTCTACGGATAAATAAAACTAAAGAGACTATTATGTCACAGATTAGAGTATCATCTATTAAAGACTTATCTGATACCTCTGGATTCTTACTTTCCACGGGTAAGATTCATGCGATCGGAACTTTGACAGTCTCTAATATTGTCATCAATGGTAAGATCACAGGTAATGCTGATTATGTGATCCCAAATGTATCAGGTAATGCTGAGAAATTTCTAAGAGCAGGTGCATCTGGTCTTGAATGGGCAGTTGCTGGTGGTGCCTCTGGTACCAGATCGCTTCAAGTGTGGACATCTAATGGCACTTGGACTAAACCATCTGATTGTAAATCTATCATCGTTACTGTTACAGGTGCTGGTGGAGGAGGATCAGGTCACTGTGAATCAGCAGGTGCAGGTGGTACATCTGAAAGAGTTATTGATGTGACTAATGTTAGTAACGTAACAGTTACCATTGGTAATCCTGGTGGTGGCACAAACTATGCAGGATGTGGTGGCAGTGGCAATACTTCATCGTTTGGTAGTTATTGCTCTGCATCTGGTGGATATGGCGCTAACTGTCGTCAACAACACGCTGGAGGTGTTGGTGGTAATGGGTCAGGTGGTGATCTAAATGTATATGGTGGTGGTGGCAATGGTCATGGATCACACTACAGTTATGGTAACCATTCCTCTGGTAGATCTTATTGGGGCGGTGGACAACCATCATCTCATGGTCAAGTAAACTATGCTCATAGACATCAATCTCATGCTGCATGGGGTGCTGGCGGTAATGGTTCTCAGCACGGCAATAGAGGTGCTAGGGGGCGTGAAGGTGTTGTTGTAGTCCAAGAGTTCTACGGATAAATACTAAGTCAGGTCAAACAAAATGAGCGTCTTAAGAGTAAATAACGTATACGATCCTTCTGGTGTTGGTGGATTCACCCTCAACAGTGGATCTATCGTTGCAAATGGTGAATTAAAAGTAACCAATTTGAATATTAATGGATCGATTACTGGATCGTCCAACTATATTATCCCATCATTTTCTAGTGGTCAGTATCTATCAAACGATGGAACTAACTTGACCTGGATTGAAGCAGGTTCATCAGGTGGGTTTAGATCTATGCAGGTCTGGACATCTAATGGCACTTGGAGTAAACCAAGCAATTGTAAATCGATTAAAGTCGTCGTAATTGGCGCTGGTGGCGGGGGATCGGGTTATTGTGAATCTGGTGGTGCTGGTGGTTCTGCTCATAAAGTTATCGATGTAACCAATATTAGTAGCGTAACAGTTACTATTGGCAATCCAGGTGGTGGCACAAACTATTCTGGATGTGGTGGAGGTGGTAATACTTCGTCCTTCGGTAGTTATTGCTCAGGTGGTGGTGGCACTGGCGCTAACTGTCGCCAAAGTAGAGCGGGAGGTACTGGTGGTAATGGATCAGGTGGTAATCTAAATGTATACGGTGGTGGTGGAAACGGTCACGGATCTAATCACTCATACGGCAATCATGCTGGCGGATCAGGATTTTTTGGTGGATCACAACCATCATCCCACAGACAAACTAATTATTCACACAGACATCAATCTCATGCTGCATGGGGTGCTGGTGGAAACGGTGCTAGAAATAGTAACCGTGGAGCAAGAGGACGCGAAGGTGTGTGTGTAGTTTACGAATATTATTCTTGATAAATAACAACGAAGGAGACTTAATCTATCATGGCTAAATGGGCAATCTGCAATGCAAATAATGGACAATTGTCTGATATTTGCGAAGAAGAAGATAAATTTGAGATCTACGAAGGTGTAGATGCTAACATTAAGTGGGTACCAGTCCCTGATGATTGTACCTATGAGCACACCATGATTAATGGAGTTGCGGTGCATAGATCTGATACTGAAGATCTCAGAGAAGAAGCAGTGGTTGATAGAACTCTTGCATATGGTCCAATTGGTGATCAACTTGATATGCAGTATCAAGATCTCCAAGATGGTGGCACACGTTGGAAGGATCACGTTGCTAATGTTAAAGGGTCTACAACAAAACCCAGTGACATTGCTGAATATGTGCATAATGAAAAGCATACTCAACTAGAAGGACGCAAACCATGGGATGCATGGGTTGACAATTGGACGCCCCCAGCATAGACTAACAATACAACTACATAGAGCAGAATAACTGCTCTTTTTTTATGCGTGTCGAGTCTATTGTTATTGTTGGTGGTGGTAGTAGTGGGTGGATGTCAGCGGCAATGCTGTCTAAAACTTTCCCCAACATGCAGATTGGTTTAATTGAGAGTGATCAAGGTCCCATTGGTGTAGGTGAGTCTACATTAGGTCATTTTAATCGATTTCTAAAAAGATTGGGATTGAAAGATGAAGATTGGATGCCATATTGCAACGCAACTTATAAGACATCAATTGCATTTAAAAACTTCAGACATGGTAAGGGTGAGAGATTCCAATACCCATTTGGGGAGTTTGATCTAGTTGATTATAAAGACACTGGATTGCAACGATACTTTGAGTTGGGATGTAAGTATGGTCTTGACAAGTATGGTCCTGATGAGTTTGCTAACTATGTAAACAATCAGACATACTTAGCAGATAAATGTAAGATCTCAAAGGAACCGATTGGTGACAGCACCTTTGACTTTGATCTTGATACAGCATATCATTTTGATGCAGGATTGTTTGGTAACTATCTAAGAGATAACATCTGTATTCCTAATGGAGTGATGCACTTCAAAGGTAGTATTGAAAGGGTAGTAAAGAATCCTGATGGCACCATTGATTCGCTAATTACTGATAAAGATGGATTAATCAAAGCAGATCTTTACATTGATTGCACAGGTTTCAAGTCACTGTTACTTGAGCAGCACATGGGTAGTAAGTTTATCTCATTCAAAGATAAACTATTCAATGACACAGCATTAGCAACACAGATTCCATACTCTGATCGTGAGAATCAGATGGAAACATATACTGACTGTGTTGCAATGGATGCAGGGTGGGTATGGAATATCCCACTATGGAATCGTGTTGGCACAGGATATGTTTACTCATCAGATTATATCAATGAGTGTGAGGCAGAGGTAGAGTTTAGGAAGTATCTCAGTGAGAGATATACGCCTGAAATTGCCCAAGAATGCCAGTTAAGAAAGATAGATATTAGACATGGTAAACGTGAGAAAGCATGGGTTAAGAATGTCATAGGTATTGGATTGTCTTTTGGATTCTTAGAACCTCTAGAATCTACTGGGTTGATGACAACTCATGAATGTATTCTATTGCTATGTGATTTCTTACAACGTCGCCAAGGATTCTACTCTGGATTTGAAATTGACTCATATAATTATCAGTGTGACAATATGATTGAGTCGATGAAGAATTTCATTGCCATTCATTATGCATTGAGTCAACGTGATGATAATCAATACTGGAGAGACTGCACTAATATAAATTTTGATATTGATCCAACGTGGTGCCAATCCACCAGATCAGCACACTCTAGCGTAGTTACACTGATTGACAATCCAGAGGATGCATTCTATAATCTAGAGAAGCACAGTGGATCAATTTACATTGCTGCTGGTCAAGGTTATAGACCTTTCTCCGAAGGTTTATTCTCTGAGAGACTAAATGCTTATGCTCAACGAGAAGAGCATGAGGAGTTGCTTGAAGAAATACACACTAAATATCAACAAGACCGAAAAGTCTTAATGGAATGGGTAGACAAACTACCATCACACTATGAGTACTTAAGAGACAACATTTATGATCTTCAAGAAGAAGAAACCGTGGGTTAGATTCTATTCAATAGACCCTGGAGTTGCAGACTTACAACCATGGACTCATGCAAGTAAATTGCATAGAAAGTGGCGCACTGATGCAATCAAAGCAGGTAATGATAAAGAGAAACGTTGTCCATATCTTAGAGTAAAGAAACTCTGGGATAGAATGTCAGCAGAGTTAAATGGTCAGGAGTCTATTCCTGAGTTATATTCTCATGCAGTGACATGTCCTGCATTGAAAGATGTAATGGATTCTGGTTATATTCTCCATGCCCCTGCTGATATTCTAATCAAGACTGATGGCACTGGTGTAAACTTTGAGTGGATATCTCAAATGAGATTCTGCACACAGACTGGATCAGGTAAGTATGTCAGTGCTCATATTCCTCAGCAAACAGAGGGTGTGCGAGAGTTAGTTGATCAGACTAAAGATGTATTAGACTGGACAATCAAACTAGAATTGCCATGGCGTGTGCAGGCACATCCTGACCTAGTGCTTATGCAGATGCCTATTCCATACTGGGATGAAGATAGATTCACCCCTCCAGTTGGTGTAGTTGATCCAGCATATTCCTATGAGATTAACTTACAACTATTCTGGCATAAAATAGAAGAGGGTGAATATTTAATTAAGGCAGGTACACCACTATGCCAGTGGGTGCCAATGCGTCGTGACTACTTAAACAAGAGAAATATTGATTTCTATTGTGAGACAGCAAATGAGGCAGACTTTGAAAACAATGCTATCATGGAATACCAACGCCATAAATCTTTTATGGAGATGGAAACATTGAAGGAGCGTATTGAATCTCATCGTCTAATTCTTGCACTAAATAAAAACATTAAGAGGTTTATGTGACCATGGCAAATGAAGAAGTGACAGTTGTTGATCTTGCAGAAATTGCAGGTGTTAGCAAAGAGACTACAGCAAATCCTATTGATGGTCTGATTAGTTTTGATCAGTTGGTAATGAATTTCCTTCAGCAATATGAAGATACTAAAGACGAGTATCGTAAATTGCAAGAAGCATTAGATAACATGCATTATACTTCCACGATCACCAAAATCTCACTGGAAGAGTTGCAAACTAAGAGAGATACTTTGAATAAGTTGAGTGGTGCTGTTGAAGCAATGTCACTCTATAAGAGACATGTTGATCCTAATTGCACTGAGAGAGAGTTTACTTTTCAGGAAGATGTTCCAGCACCAGTAGAGGAAGCACTACCTGCATCTGATGAAAACTGAGTTAATATTTCCAACACCAATTTGGAAGTTTGATAATGTTGGTATCGATAGAGAAAAACTCATCGATTTCGTTGATGTTGTGAGAACTGAGGATCCCAAAGGTAGAAAATCATCTAACGAGGGTGGATGGCAATCGTGGGACTTCATCGATTCAGTGATGGATAACAATCCATTGAAACAACTTAGAAACTCAATCATGGAGCGAGCATATGCTGCTGCCGATGAGTTTGGGTTTAATAATTATAGTCTAGGCATGATCAATCTATGGATCAATGTCAATAATAAGGGAGACTTCAACCAACTTCATACTCACCCTGGTGGTGTATTGTCTGGTGTATACTATTTAAAACTCCCATCATGCTGTCATGGTAATCTTACATTCGTAAGAGATCTTCAATATACTTTCATGAAAGAATTTTGGGGTGACGGTACAAATGTCCATCATTGGGAGGATATGAATAAAGTCGAGCATGATATCTTTCCAGAAGAAGATCAGATGGTGATCTTTCCAGCATGGTTACCACATACCGTGGGCAAGTCTGCTGGTGAAGGAGATAGAATCTCCATATCATTTAATATAACCGCCTATTCTGATTATTATCATGAGATATATCCAAGTAGAAAATCTACTAAGTCCTAGTTATCTCAAGAGATTGCAAGATCTCACGGGTGGTATGAATGGATTCCCATGGTTTTTCTTATCGGAAGATATTAGTTTCAGCACTAAAGATAAGTTTGATTCTGATGGCACGTTAGACATACCTCGTGAAATGCCTATACCTGAAGAGCATAAGACTGTGGGGTTTACGCATGTGTTAATGGACCAAGATGGGGTGGAGAGTCCATTCTTGCCCACATTCGCCCCACTATTAGACATCGTTGCTGATGCACTTCCTTACCCTGTAGAATTCTTTCGAGTGAGACTGGCACTACAGTTAGCAAACGGGAAAGATGCATATAATGGTCCACATACTGATCATGAGACTGATCATTATGCAGCATTATTCTATCTCAACGATTCAAGTGGTGATACTGTTTTCTTCCATGAATATGATGATCCTAGTTATGGATCAGTTGATGAGAGATGGGTCAAAGCAACATCTCAACCATATAATAAGTTGATGGGTGTAACACCTGAAGCAAATAAGTTGTTTGTATTCAATGGTCATAGATTCCACTCGTCATCTAATCCAACGACTAATCCTTACAGGATTATATTAAACCTCAACTTTAGGTGTGAGCATGATTTATTCGATTTTGCAACAACTTGACAAAGACTGGGCTATTGATGACTCTCCACAATATTGGGAGGGTATAATTGATGATCCATCATACTATGCCACATGGAAAGATGTTGAGTATTGTATTAACAACCCACAATTCTTCGATCTGCAATTTATAGACAGAATTTCTAATGTTTATATAGAGTATCCTATTCATGAAAGGTGTTGGTCACGTCCCACACCTGATGTTAAAGTATTGATGGAAGTCTTTAATGATGGTCACAATATTATCATTAATAATTTTGATCAGATTGATACTAAGCGACAGAATATAATGAAGAGTGTTGAAGAAACATTCCCAGAAATTAGATCAGCAATGCACATATATGCAGGTCTTAAAGATACCAAATCATTCAAAGTGCATGAAGATTGTGCTAACAACTTTATTATTCAAGTAGAAGGACAAACTCACTGGAGAGTATATAATAACAGATGTAGCAATATTGTCGGCAAACGCTTTGATTATCCTGAGCATGACTTTCTAGATTGTGCGATTGATGTTATAATGTCACCAGGTGATATGCTCTACATTCCTGCTAGATGTTATCATCAAGCACAACCTCATGAGAAGAGACTATCAGTAAGTATACCTATGCAACACATGTATCCCCATTTGAAACCTATGGATCGGCATTATTATGAAATCAATTAATCCATTTCCTATCATTCACCGTTGCAAGTATGAGTTTGACTTCAATGAAGTCTTGCAAGGTAAAGTAGATGGACATCTTGCTGCGGCAAAGCAACGTATTGAAGAGAATGGTTATAACACACACGAGAAAGGTGGTGGCACTACGAGTGTAGTTATCAATAAGATTGTGCCTCCTCATGTATGGGATGAGTTTGAAGATTTCAGACCATGGTTATACGAGCGTATCAATCGTGTGTGGGATATGTGGCACTTAGCACCCATGACTAAACATCTATCAGACTCATGGATTAATGTACATCCACCAGGTGCATGGACAGCAGAGCATCATCATCAAAATGTCACAGTTGCCATCGCTGCCTATCTGAATGTCCCTAAAGATAGTGGTAAGTTTATGGTAAAGAATCCATATTCAATGTATAAACTGGGAGAACCACTTGACTATAACTATTATGATCAGAATATGGATTGGGAGTATATTGAGGTGAAGACTGGAGATGTGTTATTCTTTCCAGGATGGTTAACACATAAGACTGAAGTTAACAACGGAACTAAAGATAGATATGTTATGAGTATGAATGTAATGGGTAACTATGTCACTTAAGATAATCGATACTAATCTCATGAGTTGGGATATGTATGAGCATATTGTACATTTACCTTACAAATTTACTAGGGTCGATGTGCCACCTACCAAAAATATGCCTGAGATTGACGAGGGTGGATTATATTGGACACATCAATTATATAATTACTGTCCAATTGAAGACCCTGAATACTATCAAAACGCAGGACTAGAAGGCAGCGAAGATCCTATCTACAAAGATATACTCTCATATCTTGAAGCGACAATCAGGGATTTCCCACCTAGAGAGAATCTCTACTCGGCATATATCAATGTGCTTAGATCAAGAGATGATCCAGGTATTCATTGTGATGCTCCATACTTTGTAGAAGATAATCAGACGGTTGTTGTATACTTAAATCATTACTGGAATCCACAATTTGGTGGTGAAACTATATTCTTTGATGAAGATCTAGATGCTCAGCGTATAGTACAACCAAGACCTGGTAGAGTTATCATCTTTGATGGTAGAATACCACACACAGGTAGACCACCAACGCCCAAGTTTAGACATAATAGATATATTATGTCATTCAAATATATGGATCCAGCATCACGTAAGAAATTGTTTGTTGACCATGAGATTAACAACATGCCACCAATTGAAGATAGTGGAATAGCAGGATTTCACCCACCTACAGTTAAACAGATTTGGAAGAAGATGAATGAAACTTAAAGAATGGTTTGATAGAACTGAAGGTCACTGGTTGAGTGAGCGCAGATATATTTTCAATAGTCGTCCTTCAATGATGACTAGCAGGATTTATACAGGTCCATTAGAAGAAGAGAGAGTGTCATTAATTCCTGACACTTTTAATGCTGATCTTTTCCTCAAATTCAAGTGGACCACTACACATTATGACACCTTGAAGGAAGTTTCTGGTGGTGAAATGTTAGTTGGTGTAAATACTACAGATCACACGATTTACAGGTCTGTCGGTTACATGACTGACAAACCAACTGTTACTAACGTAACCATGGTTGATGATGACACAGTTGTGTTGATTACCGAATATGATAATCAACAATTTCGAGAAGAAATTAGACTTTTGCATAATGATACGGTAAGATTACGTCAGACCGTTGGTTTCTCTGGAGACAGAGTAACTGTCGTTGGTCAGTATTATGAGACTCGCACGGATGATTACGATGTTCAACAAGTCAGCAATCCTATCCTCCAATGAAAAGGGGATGATTAAACAAGCATTGTTTTTATATCAAAAAAACATGTATGAACGGAATGGTGAGTTGACACCAACCCAAAAAGATACGATACAAACCATAGTTAATACATTGCATCTATAATATGGAAATCTTGCCCCTCTTTGCTCAACCAGTTTATATCGACGTTGTTGATATGCCAACGGATATAGTAAAGAGAGCAAGCAAGACTGCCATGCAGGATATGGAGTTAGACTCACACTATTCTAAGAATGGTTCAATGTCTGACGATACTCAATGGTTATCACACAATCTAGATGTTAAAGACATTGTTGATACTCACATGGACATATATGTGCATGAAGCATTATCAATCAGTCGTAGACATACAATACAACATCAATCGTCATGGATTAATTATCATGGCATTGGTGATAGTGCCGCTGAGCATACTCACCCCAACAGTATGTTTAGCGGTTGTTTGTATATTAAGGTGCCACCCAACTGTGGTGAGTTTCGTCTGAGAATGCCAACAATGTTTCCAACCTACTTGACGAGCACTGTGCAACCTGATATCATGGAGAGCAACTACCTCAATCAAAGGGAGTTTCCGATCGAACCATGTGATGGCACTATTATTATCTTTCCTTCACATCTACCTCACTATGTCTCACCCTCAGAGACTGAAGATGATAGATACTCATGCGCCTTTAATTATTTCCTAAAAGGCACATTTGGAAGGGAAGACACTGCTTTGACTCTATGACTATTCCACTATTACTCTCAGAATCTGTGCCAAAAGAAGTAAGCAACATTTTGAAGTCTCTCCAACTGGGGATGACTGCTAGATACAAGAACATGACTGGGACTATTGAATTCGTTGATGATTCTTACATCACGTTGTGTATTAGTAAGAGACCTAACAATGATCCCAATGCAAGACAACAATTCACTAAATGTTGCTTATGCATATATCCTCACCAGTGGGATGACTTAGAGATCGAAGATTCTCACTTTTATGATCACAAAGCATTTAGGGGAAAAACTAACGATCACCCAGGAAACGACATGCTCCCACCGATCGACGAGCGATAGTGTGACAGTTGGTCAAAGTGTCCACTGTTTTGCCACTACATGCAAAAATGCTCTATATTAAGGGAGTTGAAAGCACTGCACCCAATCATGGACAACACTATTTCCTTTGAGCGTTGCGTCGAAATCATCAATAACGAAATCTATGCTGAAGTGCAACTAACTGTTGATGACTATCGTACATCAGCACGTCGCCCTACTGCACTTCGTAAATCTGATATTACGTTTGAATCATATCTAAAATCATTTGAAACTGACGAGAAGCAGAAGACACAAACAGTCACTAAGTTTCTCCAGTATTGGTTTGCTGAAGCATTATCAATCATCATCGATCGTTATAACTTACCGATTGTTGATGGTTGTGGTGCTGGTCAGGATTATGCCTACGTTGGTAACTCATACCAAGGCAAAACAATCACTAAACCTATGCCAATTGAGTATAAGTCTGCTGGCGGTAAGGATGGGTCATCAGCATGTCTTGGCAACCTAGGTGTTAATGTGAAATGCGAATTGACCCTTGTTTGTCGTTACAAACTCGAAGGCAATCGTATCAGTGAGCGTCAGACTCTCACGATTGAAAACTCTGCTTACAAGTGGAAAGCATACAACAAAGGTAAGTTTGATCCTAAGACTGGTGAGTCTAAGTCTTCTAACTTCAGTGGATTGCGCTGCATGACTAACAGTGACTATCAGGATATTGTGTGCTATTCTGGTAGACTGAAGAAGAATTCTACTTGGGTCAAATTCATTAAAGAAACAATCAATGCTTGATATTAACACCACACACTTGATGAGTTGTATTGATGGGATGCAACTCATGGACGCTGAGAGTGTCGATCTAGTCGTCACATCTCCTCCCTACGATGATCTCAGGACTTACAATGACAGCAGTCAATGGGATCACAACGTCTTTAAAGAGGTTGCTACTTGTCTAGTAAGGGTGCTAAAACCTGGTGGTGTTATTATGTGGAATGTCAATGATTCCACAGTCAAAGGATCAGAGACTGGTAGTAGTTTCAGACAATGCTTACATTTTATGGACGCACATGGTCTGAGACTACATGACACCATGATATATGAGAAGACAGGCACTGCCTTCGCATCTGGTCCTAATAGTGTTAGATATACTCAAATCTTTGAGTATTGTTTCATACTATCCAAAGGCAAACCTAAGACGATTAATCTTATTCAAGACAAGAAGAATAAGTGGGCAGGGTATACCTCGTTTGGCAATGCTGTGACGAGGAAGAAAGATGGCACCTTCTTGGACCCTGGTAAGAAGAGCAAAGAGATCAAAGAATGGGGTGTCAGGACTAACATATGGAGGATCAAAAATAGTGGTGGATTCGGTCAATCATCCAAGGTAAGTTACAAACATCCTGCCACTATGCCTGAAGAGTTAGCAACAGGGCACGTATTAACGTGGTCTGATGAGAAAGACTTAATTCTTGATCCTTTCATGGGTGCTGGCACTACTGCCCAGGTCTGCTGCGAAAACAATCGCAATTTTATCGGTTTTGAGATAGATGACACATACCACCAAATGTGTGTCGATCGTGTGCTACCATGGCAAGACAACGTACTCACCAGACTCAATGATTGAAGACTTCCCACACTCACCCCCAAAAGGTTATTCCTATGAATTTAAACAATTCAAACAAAATGTTACTAGCATTTGGATCAGGAATCATGCTTGCTTTGCTTACACCTCTGATCCTGTCATCTGTATCTGGGGATTCTACAACTCCAAGAAAAAGTGCTACTATTCGCCCATCAATGCCAAGAAGTGTGGTAAACTCGTTAACATCAGAGACACATCACCTTTTAGTGCAATGATTATAGATAGAGGACCACTAGCAGCAATGCTATGTTAAGAGGCAAAGCAAAAGTCACTCCAAAGAGTGACAAAGCAAAGCAAATCTTCGCAGACAACCTAAACAGTAAATCTCTAGTTTATGTTGAGCATAAACGCCTAGATCGCTGGTTCTTTAGTTCCATCGACAATGTTGATTACTGGTTTTGGGCAAACTATCCACATGACAATGACTGGGACTACCATGAAGTTAATTGAGAAGACTGACCCTCTCTATTTCACACAAACCTCTGATGCAATTTATGATCGACATTGGTATCAAATTCACTGCATTGACAAGAGTGTTAAAGTGGTAGAATCGTGGGAGGAAGCAATGACTGCCTTCTGGAATTTCAAACATTTCATTTCACATATAGAGGTAATTGATGCAAAACGAAGAAACAACGCCCTTGGATTCCAGTGATGGTCTAACAATCAAGGAAAATCCTGATGGGTCAATGTCAATGGAATGGGACGAGAATGATCCCCGTTACAGTATGTTTAACGGCATGTCAAAGGAAGAGTTAAATCTTCTTATCTCACACGGACTACAAGAAATTATTACAAGAGAGGAAAACGATGGCATCATCTAATTTTGAAGATCACGCACCTAGTAGTGACATACGAACACACATGAAAGATCTTGATCAATGCACAGCAGACATACTTGAGGTCATTAGTGGATGGATTGAGGAGGATCGTGTCACCCCTGGTGAGTTTATCTCATGCATGAAAAAGGCACTAAATCAAACCTCAACATGGCATAAGACACGTTTGAATCTCATTCAAGACACTGAAGCATTGATCTCAGGTATCGGTAGAGCACCTCAACTATTAAACGAAAATGGCAATTGATGGACGCGCTGAAGGCGACAAAGTAGCACGTAAACTTGAAGAATTGGATGCAGTATTTGCAAAATATGATACTGTAATTGATGGTGATCAAGTAACAAATAGTGTTATAGAAAAACTGAATAAATGTGAAGAACTAAAGGAGTTGTTATCAAATGCGGTTGCTGCCAGTAAAAGAAAAAATCAAGGTAGTTGACAACTATTTCCCAGAATGGTTTGTCAC